GAAGATCTTCTCGCGCACGCCGGGGTGGTGGCCGTCGATCTGGATGTAGAACTCGCCGTTGGCCAGCGTGGCGGCGCTGTTGACGCCGAGGATGTCCGTCGAGAACGCCGGCAGCAGCGTGATTCCGTCGGTGTCGTAGGTCTGCGTCAAGTGCCCCGCCGAGGCTTCACCGGCCAACCAGGCGTTGACGATCGTCTGGATCTCGAGGCCGCTGGTCAGGTCGTTCGGCCCGTTCGTGTAGGCGTCGAGCTGCGGCGCCAACACGCGCAGGAGATAGATGCGGTACCAGGTGACGCACTCGTACTGGTAGCCGCTGGTCAGGTTCGCGTCGCGGCCGTGGAGCAGCTGCCAGGGGCCGCGCGTGCCCGGCTGCGGGCCGACGCCCTGGATGGGCAGCACGATTTGGCTGTCCGTCGCCTCGTCGCGGATGGCCTTCGACCCCACCGAGTAGGGCACGCTCGTGGAGATGCCCTTGATGTTGCCGAGGTACTTCGTGGCGTTCGCGTCGTGGTTGGCGATCGACCAGTGCACCGGGATGTTCACCCGGATGACGCCGCTGAAGATCGACAGCGGCACGTCCACCAGGTTGGTCCCCGAGTCGTCGAGCACCTGCACCCAGGCGCCGTAGTACGTCGACAGCTCGCTCTGGTAGTTCGCCTTGTCCGTCTTCGTGGTCGTCCAGTCGTTCGACTTCGACCCCGTGATGTGGCAGACGCGGTTGTAGAGGTTCGCGCAGTGCGTGACGACGTTGCTGTTGACCGCGGCACGGATCGAATCCCCGCAGTCGTCGGTGACGACGACGGTGACGTTCTCCTCGAGCGCCAGCTGGTCGAGCGCCGCCTGGTAGTCGGCGGCGGTGACGGCGGCGCCGTCGGACCCGTTGGTGAGGGTGTAGGTGCCGTTGGCCGGCCAAACCGTCATGGTCCCCACGAAGGTGAGCGACGCCAGCAGGCGCGACTTCGACAGCAGCGACGCCATCGACTGGTTCAGGGCGACGTTGCGGTAGGTCTCCTGCGTCGTCCCGGTGATGGGGTCGGTAACGGTGAAGGTATGGTCGCGCTTGGTCGCGTCGCCGTTGGAGGCCGCTGCGATCTGCCAGCTGATGCTGTTGCCCCACAGGCCGGGCGACTCGCACACCGCGATGAGCTGGCCGCCCGTGCCGATGAGCTCGAGCGAGGACGAGGTCCAGCCGGAGGCGTTCGACGTGGGCAGCGAGCCGGAGCCGGCGGCGCCCTGGTCGTTGTAGGTGGTGACGGCGAGTCCGGTGGCGATCTTGCCCTGCGTCGCGCCGCCCGAGGTGCGATAGACGTTGTAGGTCAGCGCCCCGGTCACGCCCGTCCAGTTGAGGACGTTGTAGTTCGTGCCGTTGAGGGTGGCGTTCGCCGTCGTGGTGGTGAACTCCTGGCTGCCCACCGTCTCACCAGCGGCGTTGACCGCCGTGATGCGATACTTGACGGTGGCGGCCCCCGGTGTGCCCGCCTGGGTGATGATGACGTTGGTTGGCGGCGCCAGGCCCGCCGAGCCGCCGTTGACGCGCACGATGAACCAGGGCGCGCCGAGTTGGCCGATGATGCCGTACCACCCGGACTTCTTCCGCGCGGTGCCGCGAGGCTCGTAGGTCTGCACCAGGTCGTCGCCGTCCTGGGGCAGATAGCCGACCTTGACCTGGCCCGCGTCGAACTGCGCGCAATAGGCCAGGTATCCCAAGCTGATGCCGCGGATAACGCGCGCCGGGCGGACGAGGATGCCGTAGACACCGGGCGAACGCGCAGCGGACGCCGAAGAAACGACGTTCATGATGCCCCTCCTGGAGGTGCAGGCGCGGCGCTACGCGGCGCGCGAGGTCAGGGAATGGTTTTGTTGAGAGCCTGGTTGCCGACGGTGGAGCCGAGTGCGCCGGGGCCGATGTTGCCGATCATGTGGATGCGCTGGCGGAGCACGACCACGTCCTGCTCCCACAGCGGACCGTCGGCGGTGCCGCGGAAGTGCGAGCGCCACTCGTTGCGCTGCGCGTTCCCGGACGACTCGTCGATGGTGGGGACCTGCGCGAAGCGGAAGGTGAAGAGCGCGCCGTACAGGCCGGGGACCGGGATGGTCAGGTTCGGCGAGTGCGCCATCCGCGGCCAGCCGTCATCCGCACCTGGGATCGTCGTCTGCACCGGCCGGTTGAGCGCGCGCCGCACCGCCAGCTGCAAAGCGTCCCGCTTGGGCTTGGTGGACGCCCAGCAGTCGAGCTCGAGCTGGATGCCCTCGGCGTAGCCGTAGACGTAGGTGACGGTCCCGGAGACCCCTGAGCCCACGACGGTCGCAACCTCCATCGCGTCGTGCGCCACCAGGTCGGATTCGCCGGTGGCCAGCAGCGAGACGGCCAGCTCCGGCAGCTGCGGGGAGTTGGGCCACCGAGCCAGGACCTCGACGGTCGGGAACTGCGTCCGCAGCTGCCCCTGCAGGTAGGTCGCCAGCGCCCCGCGCACGGCCTCGATTTCGGGCTCGGCCATCAGCGTGTGTCCTCCGCGCGCAGCTCGCGCTCTACCTCGGCCTTCAAGATCCGCCGCTGGATAGGCAGGGTCTTGCGCATGAAGTAGGTGGGCTTCTGCCCCTCGCGGGCGATCTTGGCCTGCAGGGCGTAGGCGACCCGCACCGCCTCGCTTCGCGGGAAGTGCCGCATGCACCAGGGGATGAGGTTTTTGACCGACGTCCAGTGCGGCCGGGCGCCCATCTCGACGACGCCCGCGTGCGGCGCATCGACGATGATGTAGCCACCGCCGGGCTGCAGGACGCCTCGGACCGATTTGGTCAGCTCCTTGGTGTCCTTCGGAGCGGCGCGCCGCACGACCTCGGCGCTGAGCAGGATGGCCGAGGCGATGCCGCGGACGACCGCGGCGGGGCGCTTGGACTCGACCTCGCGGAACAGCGACGGAAGGTCCTTGCTGTTGACCTCCCAGACCTTCGACACGCTAGGTCACCGTCAGGGTGACGCCCGGCGCCACGATGCCGCCCACGCTGGCGGTGATGGTCGACGTCCCTGCCGACAATCCTTTGGCCACTCCGAGGACGTTCACGGACGCGACAGCTCCGCTGGACGAAGTCCACTTCGCCGTCGACGTAATGTCGTACGAATCCCCGTCCTCGAAGGTCCCGGTGGCGACCATCCGCAGCGAGGCGCCGACGGCGACGCCGGCCGGGCTTGGGGTGACCGCGATGGACACCAGCGAGACCGCCGGACGGTCGACTTCCTGGCACAGCATCGAATAGCCGAAAGAGCGGTCGTCCTCGAGCAAGATTTGGGTGCACTCGCGCTTCATGCCGTCGTCCCCGACGAGCACGACGATCGCCTCGACGTTCACCAGGTCGGGTCCCACGCGCAGGCGCAGCTGGTCGGGCGAGTACCCGCCGGAGAGCCCCGTGAGCGGGTCGACGTACGCTGGCGTGATTTTGTTGATGAGGTAGTACCGGTCGCGAATGGAACCGCCCGAGGTGAGCAGGTACTGCATCTGGCGCGCGTCCGGCGACTGGAACCGCACCTTCGGAGAAGGGGTGATGACGATGTCCTGGTTCGTCGGCGTCCCGTCGCCAACGTCTTTTCCCCCGCTCCACACGCGGCGGCGCAGCGTCACCTGGAAGCGGCGCAGGCCCAGGTCGTCGATGACCTGCCTCGTGTCGTTGAAGACCGGAAGCAGGTCGTCCCGGAGGCTCATCAGAACACGTCGCCGCCGGAACGACCGCCGGGGCCCCGATAGCGCTTGATGCCGGTGGTCTGCTCGAGCCTCTTGATCCAGAACTCCCGCAGCTGCTTGTACTTCCGCATCTCGTCGGGGTTCTGCGTGAACTCCTCGGCCTGGGAGACCTTGAAGCGGGACCGCGTCGCCTGCAGCTCCGTTTCGAGCTGCGTGATGTTGACGAGGATGGTGTTGCGGATGTAGCCGATGCCGTAGTCGTCGGCGTACTTCTGCAGGATGTCCTCGAAGACGCGCGAGGTGCCGATGATCGGATTCGCCTGAAGCAGGACGTTCGGGTACCCCAGCAGGTTCTTGCACTGCTGGATTTCCGCGTCGCTCAGAGCTGCATTCGGCATCGGCTACCTCGCGCTCGAGGTCATGACTGGTGCAGCTTCACGTGAGCGTTGGTGTGCAGCGCCACGTGCTTGAAGCCCTGCATTCCACGCAGCACCCTCCCCTTGGAGTGGTGCTCCTCGCCTTCGCCCGGCTGCTGCTCCGGCTGCTGCTCCGGCGGAGGCTCGGCAGCGCTGGTCTCCTGGGTGGAGGCTTCGGCCGCGGTTTCAGCCGCAGTGTCGCCATCCTCCTGGTCGTCGTCGCCTCCGTCGTCGTCACCGGCATCCGGGGTGGCGGCGGCATCCGGGGTGGCGGCGTCATCCTGCACGGCGCCGACCTCGTCGTCCTCGGCGCCGTCGGCACCCTCGACCGTCTCCGCCTCCGGCTGCTGCTCCGGCTGCTGCTCCGGCTGCGGGTCGGCGGCGGCCGTGGTGCCGACAGCGCGCGCCGGCGGCGCCATGCGTCGCTTGCGGCGCGCCATGGCTAGTTCGCCCCGCCCTGCGTCTGCCAGGTATACGCGATGGCGGCCGAGGAGCTGGTCGGGGTCCCGGTCGAGGCCGCGGCGACGCGGAAGAACTGGCGCCCCTTGACGATGCACGGGAACGAGAAGCGACCGGTCGCGGTGAGCGGCCCGAGCGCGCCGGGGTCGGTCAGCGTGCTCCAGTTGACGCCGTCGTCGGAGACCTGCGGCGTGAAGGTCGCGTTGGTGAGCGACCCCAGGGTGAAGTTGACGTCGACGTTGATGATGCCGTCGAGCGTCTGGTTGATGGCGATCATCGTGGCGCCGGTCGACGCGTTGGCGACGACGCCGGCGGCCACGGTGCGGGCGACGAGCGCCCCGCCACTGCCGCCATGCACTGAGCGCTTGCCCATGGTGGTGTCCTTTTTCGAAGACCTCCGGCCCAGCAGCGCCAGGCCGGAGGTCGCGTTTCACTGGTGTCCGCCGAGGCTGAGAACCCGGCAGGGGACTTGGACGCGGCGCGCTATCAGCCGGTCTGGATCGCCTGGACGAAGCGATCGTCGAGGACCTGCCAGCCCTCGAAGACGTTCCAGGCGTAGCGGTCGAAGCGGCCGCCGTCGTCGTTCCGGTCGCGCAGCGGCGTGGCGCCCTTGGTGTTCGCCCAGCCGAGAACGCCGGGGGCCACCATGATGCCCTGGTAGACCGTGAGGTTCGAGTTCACGCCCTGGCCGGTGAGCCGGGGCATGTTGTTGTCCTCGCAGATGATCAGGTTCTCGACGGTCGCGATGTAGCCCGGGAAGAGCGGGTCGAGCTCCTTGTGGTACTGCGACAGCTTCTGGTACTGGGGGTCGAGCTTGAGGTCGCTGATCTGGTGCGTGTCGAGGAAGGTGACGTACCGGTTCTTGTTCTCGACGCCCGGGGCGAAGCGCGGCGTGCTGCGCATCGCCTCGTTGGCGCGCACCAGCATGTCGAACGAGCACGACTCGTTGCCGGGCGCGGTGTACTGCGACAGCGCCGTCATGTTGCTGGCGAAGGTCACGTTGCCGGCCGCGACGGCCGCGTCGAGCAGGCGCAGGTGCATGAGGAAGTCGACCAGCGCGTAGCGGTCGCGCCGCAGCAGCATCCCCACGTACGCCAGCAGGTCGTGCATCGAGCGGTTGCGGGTGAACTCGGCGAGGTTGAGCGGCGCCTTGTTGCCGGCGGCGTCGGTGGGGCCGAAGTATTCCTTGATGGTCACCGGCACCTGGTCCATGCCGGGAACCTGCGACGCGCCGCCGAACACCTGGTCCTGCGGGGCCAGCAGGCGCGACGCCTCGGTGGTCGGGTTGGCGAGGAACTTCGGCCGGTTGATCTTGATGACCTCGCCGGGCATCGCCTTGGCCGGGTCCGTCACGACCTTGACGAAGCCGGGGTAGGTCATCTGGCCGAGCGGCGTGAGCGGGCCGCCCATGCCCTGGCTCATCGCCTCGGGCATGTTGGCCAGGAACCCCTGCGGGCCCATGCGGCCTTCCTTGAACTGCATCATCGCCAGGTCGAAGGCGCCGTCGCCCTCGAACTGCGCCGCCAGCGCCGCGGAGAACGCGCTGCGCGCCAGGACGAACTGGGCGTCGGGGGCGAGCAGCAGCTCCTGCGCCAGCCAGTCGTTGAATTCGGCCGGAATGGCTCCCGGCGTGAGCACGTTGACTGAATCGGCCATTGGTCTACCTCGTGGTTGGCCGGCCAATAGGCCGGGGAAGAATTGGCGAAGACCGGCCAACGCTTCCCGTCAGAAGACGGGCGCGCTTCCGCTGCGCGGCGATGGTCGGGAGGGGCTACTTCTTGGCGATCTGCGGGCGGTGCGCGGCGTAGAAGGCAGCCGCGGCGAACGTCTTGCCCGCGGCCTTGAGAGCGTCGTACTGCTGCTGCGGCGTCTGACTGCCCGCCGGGGCGGGCGCGGCGGGACCGTTGGGCGCGCTCGTGGTGGCGCCGATGCGCGGCGCCGCGGTGGTCGTGGTCGTGGTAGCTGCGGCGGTCGCCGCGGACGCGCCGAAGATGCCCTTGGCCTTCGCCTGGGCGATCCAGCGCAGGCGCGCGCCCGGGTTGTCGGCCGGCGGCGCCAGCTCGAGCAGGCTCTTCTTGTCGTCGGGGATAGCCGCCTCTTCCGTCTGGAGGAAGAACGCGACGTCCTCCTCGAGCGCCTTGGACTTGGCGGCGACGGGCTCGAGGCTCTTGACGGCTGCCTCCAGGCGCTGCTGCTCGGTCATCTGCGCCTCGCGGAGCTTCTTGCCCTCGTCGAGAAGCGACTTCAGATCGGCCGGGGTCTTGACGCCGAACTCCTTGAGGAGCGCGGCTTCACGGGACTTTCCGGCGTCGGCGAGGCGCTGGTTGAAGGCCTCGTTCGACATCTGGCGCCACTCCTCGCCGGCAGCCGGCGCCGCGGGGGCGGCGGGAGCCGGCGCGGCGGGCGCAGGCGCAGCGGAACCGGCGGGAGCCGCGTCGGCCCCCTGCATGAAGGCAGAGCGGTAACGGTGGAGCATCGTGGCCTCCTACGTCGGATGACGGACCGACGAGCCGAGGGAGCGGCGCGCGTGCCATCGCCTGCCCGGCGGCGACGCGTGCCAAGAAAACGGTTCGTCCCCCTCGTAATCGAGGCGCCCGGCCAGGTGGCGCCAAGGGTCGAACCGAAAGAGGAGCTATTCGGCCGAGAACGCCGTGCAGCGCGCGATGAACACGTAGATGCCGGTGACGTCGGTGCCGTCGGTGACCTCGGTCCCCGCGGTGCCGTTCACGGCGCCCGAGTCGATGCGGAAGGTCGCCAGCGAGTTGCCGGCGAGGCCGGAGCTCAGGGCGACGTTGGCGTCCGGGGCGGTGTAGCGGTTGGTGCCGTCGTACCGATCGCGGAGGATCAGCACGTTCTTGACGGTGAAGCTGCCGGGGACCGCGCCGAAGTGCGCGTTGGCGATCGCCGTGAACACGTCGAAGTTGGGCTTGGCCGCGGTGGCATAGGTGCCCGCGACGCGGACCGGGATCTCGAAGATGCGCTGCTCGCCCTTCGGACCGGACGGGCCGCGCAGCTCGTTGACGCCGAGGATCGTGGTGGTCGTCGACATGGTTGCGTTCCTCTGTTGGGGTTGGTCACGGACGCTGCGCGCGCCCAATGAGACGTGCTATCGTTGGCTTCGATGGTTCGACGGGAGTAGCTGAAGCTGCCGACGCTCGAACCCAACGGGTCGCCGACGGCGGCCCGTTGCTTTTTCAGGGTTAGTTCACGCCCAGAGAGTCGAGCAGCTGGCCCCAGTGCGGCCGCCACGCGCACCACCTGCATCGGCAATTCGGATGCGCGCCGCCGTCGTGGTCGACCACCATGCCCTCGCCGTCGATGAACGACTCGTCGGGGCCAACCGTCTGTCCGTCCATGGGCTGGCAAATCTTCGGGCACCCGCTGCCGTCGGTGCACCAGCGGCGCTGGAGGTCCGGCAGGATGGCGCGCGCGGTCTCGAACCCCTGGCGTGTCTGCTCGCCGTAGGCCGATGCCATCTCCGTGCGGACGTACAATTCGGCGCGCCAGCGGTAGCGCTTGAACAGGCCTTCGGGGATGAGCTCGACGACGGCGCCCTCTTCGCCTGCGATGCCCTGGAGCGCCACCAGGCCGCGCGGCCCGCCGTGCTCCTGCAGGTTGTCGATGGTGCGCTCGACCGCCACGCCGTTCAGGACGTCAATCGCCAGCCGCCGCTTGAGGTCCGCATAGACGCCCTTCGACCGGCCCCAGGCGTAGCGCTCCGCCGAGCTGCGAAAGCGCGGCACACGAGCCGAATCGGCCTTGGCGAGGATGGCAGCCAGGCGGAAGCGGAGGTCGGGGACCGAGTCTCCGAATACCGTCGAGAACCGAGCGACCTCCGTGGTCAGGTGCCGCGCCGACAGCTTTTGCGCATCGCGGCCGGCTCGCTCGAGCTGGATGCCCATGCCCTGCTCGAGCGTGGTGACGACCCCCTGCATCTGCAGCAGCGCCGAGCGGTACCGGTGAGCCGTCCAGCGAAGTGACCCGCTCGGGGCCCGCTGCACCCAGCCGCGCAGCGCCCGCGCCAGTTCGTCCTGCGCCTGGCGGAGCATCGGCGCCAGCGCCCGCACATGTTCCGTCTCGACCTGGATGACCTCGGCCTGGTGCTGGCGAAGCGTCGACTGGACCGCCGCCACCTGCGCCGCCGTCGGCCGCCTCGGGGCCTTCCTGCCTGGCGGTGCGACGTCGGTCGTCTGCATCGGCTACCGCTTCGGGTTCTGGATGGCGTCCCTGACGGCCTTCGCCAGCGCCTGCGCCATGTCCCCGGGATCGTAGTTCATGTTGTAGACCGTGGTCGCCGGCGGCGCGCCGATCGGGCGCTGCAGCACGACCAGCGTCTCGACGGCGCCGGCGATGGCCCAGCCCTCGGCGCCCAGCTCGCACAGCTTCTTCTCGAGCTCGTGCGGGTTGCCCCGGAGCGCGAAGACCTTCATCTCGTACCGCATCAGCCGGAGACCCTTCGTCCGCCGGGCTCGTGCGCGAAGTCGCCGACGACCGCGACCTCGACGGCGCCGCTGACGTAGCTGGAGACCACCGCGCGCATCCACAGCGCTCGCGTCAGGGTGTGCGTGGCGCCGGCGGTGGTAATCGCGGAGCCGAGAGCCACCCAGCTGGGGTCGGCCGTGCCCGGAGCGGAGGGCCCGCCCAGCGCCGACACCTGGATCTGGACGCTGGCGCTCATCGCCCCCGACGTGGGCCACACGATGATGTCCTTCTCCCCGAGGTCGCTGATATCGACGGCCTGGCCGGTGGCATTCGCCGTGAACGTCGGGCCGCCGGTGGCGTTCGGCAGGATTCGCGTCTTGTTCATCATGACTCGTCGCCCTCCTCGGGGACCGTCTCTTTCGACCCGGCGGGCTTCGGCTGCTTCGCCGCGGTCGCGATGCTGGTGCGCTCCTCGAGCGACGCCATTTCGTTCTTCTGCGCCTCGGCCTCGTCCTCGTCGACCTCGTCCTGCTCGGCCTCGTGGTCCTCGACCCCGAAGACGGACGCCAGGTGCTTCGTCGCTGTCGAGCGGCTGATGAACCCGGCCTGCTGCGCCGACGTCGTATACGTGACCTTGGTCTGCTTGTCGCCGGCGGTCTCGGGGAAGTACGGCGCCCAGTGGATGCACACCGGCGGGTCCAGCCACACGCCCGACAGCTGCGCGGCCTTCAAGATCTCGACGGCCTCCCCTACTCCCTGAATCCACACCGCCTGTCCGCGGTCCCAGATCGCCACCACCATCTGCAGCATCACCGCCACGGCGATGACCAGGCCGTTGTTGCCGAAGTCGGAGCGCAGGTCGGCGGCGAGCGCGATCATCGGCGCGTGCAGGAACTCGAGGACGACGCCGCTGATGTTGCCGCTCGTCGTCTCGGGGTTGGCCTTGACGTAGTGGACGGCGTCGCGGAAGCGTTCGACCAGGTCGGTCGCGTGCTCGGAGGCGCGCACCGCGCCCACGCCGGTCATCTCGATGTACTTCGCGTCGGCGCCCGTCGGCAGGTACCAGGGCTTGCCGGGGTTCTTGGCGAAGTCGCCCTCGTCCTCGTCGACGCCGGTGACGACGGGCTGCGGGTCGGTGATGAACTTGATGGACCGCGACCGCTGGGAAATCGTGTAGTTGACGTCGTCGATCAGCGGGTAGAGCTGGGGGTCGACGATGGGCTGGCCGTCGATCTGGTTCACGTCGTCAGAGAGCGGCTTGAACCACACCGCCGGGCAGAAGCCCAGGCCGTGGTCGACCGTCTTCTCCTTGTCCTCGACCCAGGTGGGCTTGACGCCGGGAACCACCAGGACCTCTTCGTAGACGATGTCGCGCTGCTCGTCGATGACGCGCTTGTACCAGTACTGCAAGACCTTCCAGGTTCCCGGGGTGACCTCGACGTCCTTCGGGTGCTGGTAGGTGATGTCGACCGACTTGAGACGGCGCGGCCGGTCGGGGTCCCAGGTCGGCGTGCAGTGCTTGCCCAGCTCGGTGTGCGTCGTCAGGTAGCCGTTACGGCACTGCAGGAGCAGCAGCGCCGAGCGGCCCACGGCCGCCTTGCGGGAGGCCTCTTTCACCGCCTGCGCCAGCTGCGAGGATCGCATCATGGCGCGGACGAAGCGCGTCAGCTTCTCGGCCTGCTCCTTGTCGAGCCGGGGCCCGATCTCATCGGCGCGCTCGACGTCGTCGTCGCTGCGCGTGGCCTCGATCGACAGCGACGGGAAGTTGTGCCCGCCCCAGGTGAAGCGGATGATCTCGTCGACGGCCTCTTTCAGGAGCGGGACGATGACGCGCGGGCGGCGCTGGCGGATCGGGACGGACGTGTCGTCGGGGCCGGGCAGGCCGTCGTACTGCGTGCCGGCGCAGTACATCTCGGCGAGGGAGGCGTCCTGGTAGCGCTGGCTGACGCCCATCGTCTGCAGCTGGGCGTAGAACCATTCGAGGTCTTGCCGCTGCCCCATGGGTGACCTCGCCTACTCGTAGTAGGTCTCGCCGGTGCGACCCTTCCGCACGGGAGCCTTGTAGATGGCCAGCGCCATCGCGTCAGCGCGGTCCGGGGACCGATGGATGCGCTTCTTGATCTGGTCCTTCGACTCGACCTGCTTGCGCCCGCGTGCGTCGAAGCCGTAGACGGGGGCCAGCAGCTCGCCGCGCGCCATCCGGTCGTGCTTGAACTTGCCGCCCTCGGCCAGCCAGCTCTGCAGCGCGAACCACAGCTGAGAGCGCAGGTTGAAGAAGTCCTCTTCGTTGTCGGCCGTGCACCCGGCGTCGACGGCGACGGTCTTGACCTCTTTGCTGCGCTTGAGGACGTCGTAGGGGCTGGAGCCCACGCCGATGGAGTCGATCTTGACCAGCGGGCGTTCGAGCTCGATGGACTCAATCTCCTGCCCCGTGGTCGTCAGTGTGCCCACGCGCTTCACCGTGCGATGGCGCAGCTCGCGCACTAGCTCCAGAACTGCGCCTGCGACCTCCGGTCCGTCCATGCTGCGGATGACCGTCGGCTCGTACAGGAACTTCCCCCGGCGCGCCCAGATGACCGTCTCGTCGTCGCCGTAGCGCGCGACGTCGACGCCAATCTCCAAGGGGCCGTCCTCGACAGTTGGCTGGCGCCAGTCCTTGTTCGCGTTCTCGACCAGCACCAGGCCGATGACGCTGTTCTTTCCCTGCGACGGGAAGTTTCCGCCGATGCGGATGTCCCACTCGCTGTTGCCGGGGCCGCCCAGCTCCTTCGTCTTCTCGTCGATGTACTCGCGCGTGGCCAGGCCCGGGATGACGACGCGGCCCTCGACGACGTTCGGCGACTCGGTGCTCGAAACGTGGATGGGGTGCCAGAACTCGGCGCTGTCATGAAACGCTTCGTAGAAGCGCCCCGACATCTGCGTCGGGTTGCCGAACATGATGAGCCGCGCGCCGCCGGCGCGGTTGCCTTCGATGGCGTTGAAGATGGCATCGTCAACACCAGAGGCCTCGTCGACGATGAACAGCAACTCGGCGCCCGAGTAGCCGCCCATGTTCTCGGTCTTGTTCGTCGAGATGCCGAAGATCCACCGGCCGTCGGGGCTCTTGAAGCCCGACCGGTGCGAGGCGTTCATCTGCCCGGCGATGCGCCGGCGACCGTTGCGATGGAGCCGCTGCAGCTCCGGCCACAAGATCTTGCCGATCTGCTCATCCGTCGCCGAGGTCATGACGACCAGCGCGCGGGGCCGGGTGCAGTACCACCAGAGGGCCAGGATGGCGCAGCTGGTCGACTTGCCGATCTTGTGACCCGACCGAACGGCCGTCTTGTCGTTGGCGGCTACAGCGCGAAGAATCTCAGCCTGGCGGGCCCAAGGGTCGATGCCCAGGACGTCACGGGCGAAGCCCTCGGGGTCGTCCCGGTACTTGGCGAACTCGGCGGTGGCGTTATTGGATCGAAGGCTCGCCAGCTTCCGCTTCGCCACCCTCGTCATCAGCGAGGATGGAGACGACTTGCTGGAAGACCTCATGCGGCAACCTCGCCCGCAGGCGCTCCATCGCGTCCTCGAGCTCCTGCTCGACCTTCTGCTCGACCTTCAGGGTCTGACCCCAGCGGTCGGGGAACTTCCGCTCGAGGAACCATGCTTTGGCCTGCCACATGGGGTTGGCCATGATGGTCCCGACCGCGACCGCCTCGGCCTCGCTCTCGGCCTCTTTTACGGCCTGATAAAACTGCGCGAACTGCTCGTCCTTGCCCTCGCGCCCGGCTCTCATCCAGGCCATGAACGCGCGCTCCGAGACGCCGCACGCGACCGCGGCCGGGGTCGGGAAGTTGCCGGCGCGCACCACCATGAGGATGCGATCGCCCACGGTCATCTTGCGCTCGACCGCCTTGCCGTCCTCCATCGTGCGGACGGTGATGACCTCGTCCAGCTTGCGGGGGCGGCCGCCCTTCGACTTGTCGCTGCTCATGGGGCTCTCCGCGGAGGCATCCGCCGCTCCGCCACCGGCTTCCACCCGGACAGCCGCGCCCGCGCCAGCAGGTCGGTGTCCACCTGCGCCGCCGCTCCCGTGCGCTCGCGCCGCTCATCGGAGTGCGCCTGCACGCGGTCGGCGAGCGACCAGAGCAGGTCCTTGGGCGCCTGGTGGTGCTTGGGGACCTTCATCGGCCTAACTCGGTGCGGCGCAACATCTCGTGGCCGTGCTTCGCCATCTCCATGAACCTCGCCGCGTCGACTTGAAAGGGGCGGTCGCCAACGAACCTCAGCTCGTGGTTCCCGTCACTGGTGTGCACCCAGGCGGCGATGGCGATACAGCCTCCGCTCGCCAGCCACCGAACGACCTCGGCCGTCGTGTGCTCCCCGTCCTGCAGCAGCGACTGGTTGCACGACCGCAGCTCGAGGTCGTCCCAGCGCCAGGAGAATCTGATCGGCGTGACGACGTAGACCGGAATCACGACGCCTTGCCTATCCGCGCCACTTCGAGGTGCGCCAGGAGCACGCGCAGGTCGATGTAGCGCTCGTTCGGGTGCAGCCCCAGTCGCTCCATCAGGTGCTCGCGCTCCTCCCGGTTTTGGCAGATGACCGGGGCGTAGAACTCGGTGTCGTCCCGCTTGGACATGTCCTCGCGGTGGCGCTTCTTCTCCGCCTTCATGCGCGTGATGCGCTCCTCGGGCGTCTCGTCCGCCTGGCGCTTCTTCTTCGCCGCCGGGCGCTCCTGCTCGGACAGCTCCTGCAGGTCCGCCATGTCCCGCTGCACGGCGGGCGGGGCGCTGGCGACCGAGAACATCGACTCCAAGCGCGGCGACTCCGGGAAGAGCGTCTGGATGGTCATCGGCAGGAAGCCGGCGCTCTGGAAGTTGACCCCGCTCTCGAACAACGCCTCGAGCTTCACCGGGTCGTACTGCCCCTGGATCTCGAAGTTGTTGAGGATGAGGTTGAGCTCCTTCTCCTCCTCGAGCGAGACGTCCACGATGTCGACGTCGAGCGAGTAGTTCTCCGACTTCTCCAGCGCGTCCAGGATGTTGAGGCGCTGGTGGCCCCCGACCAGGTTGCCGGTGCGCTCGTTCCAGGTGAGCGAGCTGACCAGCTTCTTGGAGCGGATGATGCGCAGCAGCTCCTTGCGGGCGTGGGGGTCGATCTGCCGCGGGTTGTACTCGGCGTTCTTCAGGTCGCGGCGCGCGACCCGGCCCTGCCGGTAGCCCTGGTACTTGGACAGCGGGGGCGTGCCCTGCGGCTCGAGCAGGTCCGTGGCGGCCGACGGCTTGCGCGCTGGGACGGCGGTGCGCTTCGGCGGCGCGTCGGTCGTGCGCTTCTTCGCGGCTGCCTTCGCCATCACTCGACCTTGCCTGCGGCGACCAGGGCTGCGCCGAGCTTCACCGCGTCCTCGGGCGTCATGCAGATGCCGACCAGCTGCGTGGGGTCGGTGATGAGCACGACCGTCCGGTTGTCGTTGGTCTCGATGTGCCCCACGAAGGTCTCGTCGAAGTCGTACGGCGCGAAGGCGAAGGCCTGGCCGCGCGCGTGGGCCTCGGCCCCGACCTGCTGTTCGCGCTGGCTGCGCCGCTCGTGTAGGTCGATGACGTCGTCCTCGGCCATCAGCGTCCCTCGGCCATCGTCAGCTGGGCGATGGCCAGCGCATCCACCAGGCGAAACCCCAGGCGCATGAGGCGATAGACCTCCCACCGCAGCGCGGTCACCACCGGCAATGCCCTTCCGACGCGTAGCGGTACCAGGTCTCCGCGATGTGCTCGGCGGTGACGCCCGGGGTGACGTGGACCTTCTTGTCGGGCGACACCCTGAACAGCACGCGGGCGGAGTCCTGTACCAGGAAGAGCGAGAACGAGCTGAACGTCGCCCCGGTCGTCCTCAGCGGGATGGGTGGCCCTGAGATAGCGAAGGTGCTGTTGGTGGCCTGCGCCGGCTGCAGCGCCAGCATCACCCAGACCCAGAAGGCGCTCACCGGGCCACGGGGGCCGCATGGCGCTGGGCCGCGCGGAACGCCCTCAGTTGCGCGTCGTGCTTACGCTTCGACGCCTGCAGCCGCCGCGCGAGGTCCACCGGCAGGCCGCAGTAGTTGTCGCCCACGTCGAGACACTGGTCGTAGAAGCAGGGCACGAAACACTTGCCCGTCAGCTCGTCGAGGAACAGGCCGCGCGCCTCGCAGTTACTTCCGGTCCGGTAGACCGTGGCGCCGTTCTTCGTGCACTGGGGCAGGCAATCGTGGGCGCCGCCGCCGCGCACGGCGCAGAGCGTGCCGGGGTCGCAGACCACATCGCCGTTGCCACAGACCGGGCCGGCGCACTCGGTCAGCGCCTTCGTCGGGTCGTCGGGATCATTGCCGACCACCGTACAGGTGTTGCCGGCGCCGCAGAGCGGGCACGACAGGTGACAGTCCATCGAGCCGTCGCTTGGGCAGGGATCGCCGGTTAGGTCGGTGACGAAGGCGCAGTCGCCGATGTTGCAGCGGTCTCCGAGCGCCAGCGGCAGCGGCTGCGCCATGTCGGGCACGGTTGCCAAATCGGGCACCTGGGACATGTCGGCGGCAGCGCTCATGTCCGCCGCCTGGTCGAGGTGGCCGGTGGCCACGCCGACACGCGACGATGAGCAGGCGGGGATGAGCAGCGTGACCGCGAGGCAGATGGCGAGTTTCATGTGTCTTCCTCGGGCGGGTAGAGCTCCCGCCGCTTGAGCTGGACCTCGGCGAACGGGAAGACCTCCAAGATCTTTCCGTAGTCGTCGGGGAAGTGCTTCTTGATGAAGGTCAGCGCTTCCGGGTTGAGGCTCACGCCGCCCGCCCGGTACGTGCCGAACGTCGGCGGCAACGGGATGCGCCGCGCCCGCACGTACGCGTAGACGTCGCCCACCCGCCAGCGCCACACGGGGTACACGCGCTTCTGCCTGTCGTTGAAGCCCTGGAAGCTGTTGAGCATGCCCCGCCGGTGCGGCGACTCGGCGGCGCGGTGCCCGTAGGCGATCCAGTCGATGCCCGTGCGTTTCCGCACCAGCTGCTCGATGTCCGTCAGCTTGGTCTCGCGCCACTCGTGCGCGTTGCCCCGATGCGGCATCAGGTACGCGAACTTGTACATGCGCCCGAGCATCCAGTGCGGCACGTACTCGACGCGAACGCCGTAGCGGCGGGCGGCGGCTTCGATCGGCCCTTCGAAGCAGCGCAACCCCTTGACCAGGTACATCGAGAACGCGACCACGTTGCGCGGGCCGAAGACCTCGACCGCCAGGTCCAGCGTGCAGAGCGAATCCTTGCCGCCGCTCAGGGCGACAAGGATGAGGCCGGTCTCCGCGCGCGCACGCTGCAGGAGAGCTCTGGCCTCGGGAAGTGGAAGGACGGGGCCGGGATCAGCTTTCTTTGCCACCGGCGCCACCGGCCTTGCCACGAGGCGCGGCGCCGCGTCGGCCACCGCCGGCGCCCTTCTTGCCGCCCGGGAAGAACAGGTTGCGCCGCAAGCCCAGGAAGCGCAGCGCAGCGTCACCTGCCCGGGCCGCGCCCGCGGCGACGCGAGCGCCGAATCCCTGCCGCGCCACCGTCAGCTCTCCTTGCCGCCGGCGCCGCCGCCCTTGCCCCGGGGAGCCGCGCCGCGCGGGCGGGCGGAATTCAGCCGCCCGGCCTTGTTGACGAAGTTGGCCTTGGGGCCGCCGCCGCGCGCCAGGAAGTTGGCGACCTTGGCGACGGTCGCCGCGCCGCCGCCGCCGGTGCGCGCCGCCGCGCCGAGGTTCGAACGAACGCCGCTGTCGCGCCGGGTGGCGCCGAATGCCTTGGCCATGATGGACTCCTCGCCGCGGTGCTACAGGCGGCAGGTTGGGTGTGTGGGGAGGACGACGACGAGGTCAGGCGGCGTGGCGCATCGCCAGCGCCTGCATCCGCGCCCGCATCTCGAGCTGCTCGAGCTTGAGGCGGCGGCTGTAGCGGGTCTCGCGCGCCTGCGCCTTCTTCGCCTTCTTGCTGAGGCGCTTCGGGGGCGGCACGACCATCGCCGCCCTGTGCCGCTCTTCCAGGCGCTCCTGCGGAATCATCGTGTAGAGCCGGAGGCCGACGGGGCCGTCATAGCCCAGCTCCTCGCGGATGAACCAGCCCGGGGTACGCCACTGAGCGCAGTAGAGATCGCCGTTGCCGGTGCTGATCTGGCGGGTGACCTTGTACTCCTCGAAGGCGACGTCCGCGAGCCGCTTTCCCGTGCTCATACAAGTAGCCGGGGAGGGAGTTGACAAACCGAGGTCACGGCTTAGTGGTTCTCAGCTCTCGTATGAAACGCATGAGGTCTCCCGTCGACCGGAACCACTCTCCCCTCATCCAGGCTGCGCGGAAATGCGCATGGAGCTTCGTTGTTCGTGCTTGTTGATTCTCATCCGATGATCCGATTGATGACCTTTCGTGCGTACTCCCGAGAGCATCCGGCCCGCTCGGCAATCTCGCGAAGGGTGAGGTCCTCCTCGACGGTCACCCATCCCCGCAGGAGATCGCCGTTGGCATTCCGACGGCGCCTGCGGCGCATGACCTTTTCTCGGAGCGCGATGGCGACGATTCGCCGTGCCATCTCGGTATCGCCCTTCCGCCTGCCGCCGAACACAGACTCAAGACGCACGCCGCCGGCGGCCGCCACATCCACATCCTGGGTGCCCTGCTCGAGCTCGCTCTGCTCCATCCAATCCCGGTTAGAGGGGTCGGCGCGACAGGTCGGGCACAGTCGCGTGGTCTCGTTGGTGTTGTCGCAGACGGCGCACAGCTCTGCGGGCCGGCGGGCCAAGGCTATTGGAGCGTCCCGCGCGCCTCGACCTCGCGCGCGATGGCGTCGGAGATTCGGAGCAGCGCCAGCCGCGCCTCCTTCAGCACTTCGACGACCGGGCCCGCGGCGTCCCCGAGCGCGGTCAGCAGCTCATCCTTCGTGCGCCACATGTTCCCCGCCAGGGCATCGACTTCGCGAGCGCGAGCGCGCAGGAGCGCGTTCACGTCGAGCGGGGCCGGTGCACCCTGCTCTTCCGTGGCTGCGTCGACGTCAATCGCCTTCTCGGGCTCCTCCGGCGGCGCCGGCTTCACGCGCTCGAAGAACTCGTCGAGGATGGTCGGCGAGACGGGGATGTGCCACCAGCCGCGACCGGGGGGCAGCTTCTCGCCGTGGGCTCGGAGGCGGCGGCGCACGATCCATTTGTCGCCGTCCACGGTACCGCGCACATCGAGCCATCCGGTGAACCCGGCCTTGTGGGCGGCGTGCATCTTGTCGTCGACGAAGGTCTGCGCGGCCTCGTAGAGCGCGTTGAAGCAGAGCACCGCCATCGCCAGGGCGCGATTGACGGGGTCGTTCGGGTCCAGCTGCTCGACTGGACCGCCGGGCGCCGCCGTCGCCCACTTGAAGCACACCGGGCACTCCTTGACGAAGGACGGGTCCCACTCGGTGCCGCAGATGCCGCAGGTGTTCATCGCGCCGACCAGGCCACGAGCTGGTCCCAGGCCTGTTGCAGCGTCATGGCCCCGATCTGGACGCACGTTGCGAACGCGCCCACGACTTCGCGCACGTGAGAGACGGCCGTGGCCATGTCGGGGCTCGGAGCGGCGACCTCGGCGGCAGATTGCGCCGGCGGCACGGCCTGCGCGGCGCGTGCGGCGCGCGGCTTCGCCTTGGCCTTCTGCTTTGCCGCCTTGGGCTTCGCCTCGGCCTTCGCCTTCGCCTTCGCGGAACGCTCGGCGCGGACCTTGATGACCGAGGCGCGCGAGACCTCGGAATCGGCGCCCTCCCCACGCCGCTCGAGCTTGCCCGACTTCACCAGCAACGAAATCATCGGCTTCGACAAGCCCAGCATCTGAGCAGCGAGGGTGAACGACACCCAGTCCTTCTTCTCCACGGTCTTCTCCTTGGCTGCGGCGGCCAGCGCCGCGGCTGGCTCACCGACGTTGAGCAGGACACGGACATGGTGGCGCACGCCTCCCACCGCACGGCCGACCTGGTCGAGCGCTTCCGTGACGCCCTCGCTCTCCGACATCGTCGGCAGCTTGTAGGCCGGCTCCCCGGTAATGCTCTTGAACTTCACGAGCAGCTTGCGATTCTCGCAGTGCAGCAGGGCACCGCGCAGCGTCTGGGGCTCCCATCCCTTGCGCTGCGCGAAGACGTTCAACGACGCCATTCTCATCGGGCGGCCGTTGTTCTTGACGGCGAGGACGACCGACTGCGCGCGGTCGCCCCAGATCTCGTCCGACGTCTGCTCGGCCTCGTCGCTCTCGGTCTCGTCGTCGCTCATCGCTTATTGCTCCTCTTCTTGGCGGTGAACTTGGCCCGAGGCTGCGACACCTCGCGCACATCGCGGTCGTCGGGATGGACCACGTAGCCGTCGACGCGGCCCTCCTTGTTGAAGCAAGGGACGATGCGGCGCTTCTTCGTCACCGCATCACCGTCAGCATCACGCGAGGGGTCGCCATCGTGCGCGTGCGCGGGACGATGACCACGCGGTTGTCGCCACGCCCCAGCCACCACTGGGCAGCGACGACCGCGGCTCCACCGATGAGCCCCCCTGGCACGCAGAGCGCCGCGAGTGCGCCGATGACGAACTTACCCACGGCGCGCCTCCAGCCACTCGGCGATGCTCTGGGCGGCATCGAGCGCGAGCACGGCCGGCCCGAAGATGGCGCAGGCGACCAGGCCGGACACCACCGCTCTGGCGACGCGCCGGCCGTCCTGCATCGGATAGGCGATGCGTCGCGCGATCCCGAGGACCGTCACCGGCTCCCTCGGGCGCGGGCCGCGTTGCGGATGACGCGCGCGCGTCGCGCCAAGGTCCCCGCGACCAACGCATAGGCGACGCTGCGACCATGCTCGTAGTCGTTCGCCTTCTTCGAAGCCTTGCGCCACGACTGCGCCCACGAACGATTCTGCTTGGCGAACCACTCCAGCTCCCGCGCGGCATCCAGGTGGCGCTGGTCGATCTTGCGCTCGCCGATTTTCTTGATGGGCCTCATCCGTTTCAACCGTCGACCAGCAACAACAACTGGCCCTTGCGCGCGACGACCGGTTGCTCTGCCTTTATCGCTTCGAAGTCCTCGTCGTCGGCGTAGGCGCTCAAAGGCTCCATCCCGTCGCCGCTCGGATTGATATGATCCTCGTTGAGCATCTCGAGCCCGACGATGGGCGCGCCCCGGTCCTCGCCGACCCAGTAGACCGGCATGGCCAGCTGCTCTGGCGTCATCTGGTCGAGGCGGGCTTTCAGTTCAGCGAACAGAATCGGATTCCTCTGGCTCATGCTCCCTCCAGCGCCTTGAGGCGCAGCTGTTGGCGAATGCTCTCCCCGGCGAACTCGACGACGACCGCTTCGCCCTTCAGGCGGTCGCCCATGCTCGACGCGTTGAAGTCGGCGACCACGTGCCGGTCGAGCGTGGCGCGGTCGAGGTTCGCCACCAGGAAGGTCAGCCGGCGTCGCTGGTAGCGGTGGTCGATGACGTCCTCGAACTGCGACCGCATCCAGTCGCCGTTGCCCCAGTCCTCGCGGCCGAACTGGTCCACCACCAGCACGGCCGCCGCCTGCGCCAGCTCGTAATCGACGCCGTTGCGGCGCGTCCACTGCGGCGCCGTCGTGTAATACCCGCCGATGCGCGCGATCGCGTAGGCGGTCGCCAGGCTCTTGCCGCGCCCCTGGTTGCCGATGAGCGCCACGATGCGCTCCGACCCCGTCAGGAAGGCGTGGTTGGCGTGGTAGGTCCCGTCGGGCATCGCCTCGCCGGCGTCCTTGAAGTCGACGCGGCAGCGCCGGCGGCGGCCGTTCGCGTCCGGTAGGACCCCGCGCACCAGGCGCAGCGAGTCGAGCTCGAGCAGCGGCCGGCGGTCGACCCGGCGCGCGGCTTCCAGGATGCGGTCGCTGAAGTCGTCGAGCACCTTGCCGTCGCTCAGGCGCTTCACCGTCTCCGCGTAGACGTCCGGGGCGCGCAGCCGTGGGCAGGCCGTGAAGGTTTTCGCCCACTCGCATCCCTCGAAGGCGCGGGCCGCCTCGCAGGCGTCCACGGCGCGGTCGTCGTCGCCCTGCTCGCTCGGCTCGTAGCACGGCAGCGCGCGGCGCCGGTTCTCCTGGTCCTCGGCCTTGGCCATGATGCCCTGCAGCGCCTGGTCGAGGTCGCCCTGCTCGCGCTTGCGGCTGAGCACGATTGGCAACCCGCCCCGCGCCTCCCAGCGCTGGCGCTCGGCGGCGGTCTCGCGCTCGAGTCGCGCGCGGTCGGCGGCGATCTGCTCGGGCGTCCGCGGCGGGAGCGGGAAGTCGCCGTCGGTCACTTGGCGCCCCCCTTCCAGTTGCGTCCCACGTCGGTGACGACGGGGATTTGACCGCCGCGCCGGCCGTCAGCCGGGCGAGGAGGAGCGCGATCGCCCGCGAGCTTCGCCACGTCGAAGCGCCCCAGCATGACCTCGACGATGTTCCCGAAGTGCTTGCCCGACGCGAAGGTCTCAGGCGTCGCCGGAATCTTGGCGTGCTTGTGCTCGAGGTAAGCCGCCGCGTACTTCGCCGCCGCCGCACAGAAGGCCCCGGCCAGAGCCCCCGGCGGCCGATGCGCCTCGGGCAGGGCGTTCAACGCCAGCTCCAGCTCGGCGAACTTCGGGAGGCCGACGAAGCCGGCGTCGTGCCAGGCCTTGAGCAGCTGATTCCCGGTCACACGCGGCAGCAGCTGCAGGGGCAGGACCTCGCGTTCCTCTTGCCCATCCAGGGCTTCGCCCCCGCGCGCGTCCTCTCTCTCGAAAGGTTCCTGCTCCTGCTCCTGTTCCTGCTCCTGTTTTGGCATAACCTTCGCGAAAGCTTCGCGAAAGCCTTTCCCCATGCCTTCGACAGAGGCTTTTAGATGCGAATTTGCTTCTGTTTTCAGCGGGCACTCGGGCAACTCGTCCCAGTGCGAGCGCCAGCTTTTGACGACGTTCGGGTTCTCCGGCGGGTTGTACTGGAAAGCCTTCGGAATGAAGACCAGGCCGACCCCCCAGTCTGCTTTCGCCATACCCTTCGACGAGACTTCGGCGAAGGCTTTGCGGAACCCTTCGAGGGGCCATCCGAGGTCCCTCGCCAAAGTCTCTTCGAAGGCGGCGTACACGCCGGGGACGCTGGTCGTGTAGCGGTTGGTCAGGAGGTAGATCCAGCAGTCCTGGCCGTTCGGCGGCGGTGCGGAGAGCGCGCGGAACTTCTCGTCCGAGCGCATGCGCACGTCGATCTTGCGGTGGCGGGCCATCAATCGACCTCGAGCCAGCTGAAACGGGTGGTTGCCGCGGGGAAGGCCTTCGACCGCTCGGGGAGCCCTTTGGTGACGACCAGGAGCGCACGGAGTTGGTCGTTGAGCCGGCGCTGTTCGTCGCGCTCGGCCACGGCCAGGTCGCGCTCGCGCTCGGCCTTCATCTGCGCGTCGCGCGCGCTGACGAGACGTGCGGCGTGCGGGTCGTGGCGGTTCTCGCGTTGGCCGACCCCGGCCGGGATGAACGGGTGCGGCGGCTGCCATGACAGGGTCGCGTCGGCGCTCTTTTCGTCCACCAGGATGGCCTCGATGCGCACGCGCGTGACCTTCGGCATGAAGCGGCCGGCGCGGTCGAAGTCGTTCCCCTCAATGGGAGACCACGCCGTGATGCTGAGGCCCGTCTTCATCGGCGCGCCGCTTTCACGACGGAATTTCCACGTAGACGCGGTTTTCGCGCCACACGCGGACGTCGGCGAGCACGCGCTCGACATCTCTCCACGGCGCGCGGCCCAGGAAGCCGAAGAACGTCTCGCGCACCCAGTGCTCTTGCTGGTCGAGCGAGATCGGCCCCAGCCTCTTCCCGCCCTCGAACAGGGTCCCGCCGGTGCAACGGATGTGGCAGCGCCGGCACGCCGGGTGCGAGCGTAGGTCGTTGATGCAGCCGTTCGCGCCGCGCGTCGGCGCATGGTTCTGCTCGCTCCGCCCCGCCCTGCTGCAGCTCGAGCAAGGCTGCGAGCGGACCCACTCGGTGTAAACGGACGACAGCAGCTCGCCGTCCTTCATGATGGGGCTACCCGCCATTGCGGACCTTCGCGCGCTCGAGGACGCACGACATGCAGCAGCACGCCGGGCCATGGTCGTCGCGCCACTTGAAATCCGGCGGGGTCTCAAGCCGCTTGACGCCGCACGGAGCGCAGCGCCTGCCGGCGGCGATGGGCTTCCCGCAATCGAGGCAGGTCCCCGTGAAGGTCTCGACGTCGTGAATCGTACCAGGCATCAGCGTCCCTCCTTCGCGAGCTCCGCCAAGTCGGCGAGCCGCTTCTCTTCGGTGCTGCGGAACCACCTGACCGAGCCCTGCAGTCGCTCGGCCTGGTGCACCACGTCGCCACCCCACGGGTTCATGGCGACCGACTGCAGATGGAGCGCGCAGGCCATCGCATGGTCCGCCGCCGCCTTCATCGCGGCCACGGCCTCGTCGAGGACCTTCTGCTCGGCATCGCTCATCGCGAGTCGTCCTCGAGCAGGTCCGTGTTGCCCACGCTCATGCCCGCGGCGTCTTTCGCGGCCCAGCAGAGGAACGGGTAGGGCTTGATCGCGGCGTCGTCCCCCAACACGAAAGCCACGATGGCAACAGCATGTGGCTCGCCGAACCGCTTCAATTCAACGAGCCACCGCTTCAGGAAGTCTTCAGACCTGAAGCGGGACTTCCCTTGGTGCTTGGCTGCCGCCGCACGGCCGCGGCGCTTCCTTCGTGCGGCGGCGGCCTTCACGACTGAGTCTCCTGGCCGAGCGCCTTCTGGGCGGCCGCGTGGAGCGACGGGATGTGCTCCACCATGTCCTCGCCCAGGACGAAGTCGAGGATGCAGGTGGCGTCCCGGTTCGACATCAGCGCTTCACGCAGGCGCTCGACCACGGCGCGCGGACGCATGCGGCGCGGCGCCTGGACCTCGTTGCCCTTCTTCTTCTCCTCGATGGCCTTCTTCGCCGCCCTCCCCTTTGTGGCTCCCTTCGCCACCATCTCGTCAAACAACGCGGCCTGCTCGGTCCGAGGGAGGCCGGCGAACTTCGGCGCCAGGGCGGCGGCGAGCTTGCCGTCCTCGAAGGCGCGTTGGACCTTCGGTGCGCACTCGAAGATGGCCAGCGCGTCGCGCACCGTCTTCTCGCTCACCCCGTTGAGCGCCGCGACCCGGGCCACGCCGAGCCGGTCGGACACCGCGCGCCAGCCATCCGCGCGCTGCATCGGCGTCAGGTCCTTCCGGGCGTTGTTCTCCCGGACGTTGATGGCGTACAGCTCTTCGGGGGTACCGGCGTGGAGGATGTAGCGCAGCTCGACGCGCTCTTCCTCTGGCACGCGAGCCGCGTCCTGCTCGTCCCACACCAGGCGCGCAGCCTTGATGCGGCGCCGCCCGGCGAGGGCCAGGATGCGCTCGCCATCGCGGAAGACCGCGACCGGCTGCTCGACCTTGTTGGGACCGCGGATCGACTGCACGAAGTCGGTGTCGGGCATCTCGGCGGCGCGCGGGCAGCGCGCGTACCAGAGTTCATCGCTCTCGGCGACGTCGAAGCCCACGATGAGGACGTCGTGCGGGCGCACGAGCGGCACGTCACCGCCGCGCGCAAGGAACCCCTCCGGTCGAAAGTGCTTACCCATGAATCTCCTCTCGCCGCCTACGCGGCGTGGCGCGCTGTCTTGCGCGCCTTCCACTTGTTCGTCGGGGCGCCAGCGCGGCACTTCTTCGTCACCGTGCAACGGGCCTGGTTGCAGTCCCGGCACGCGGGGGCGACATTCGTGCGCAAGTAGCGGCCGCCGTCGTGGCCGCAGACCGGGATGCGGTCGATCTCCCACGAGTGGACGCGAGCGCGGACTTTCATGCCGTCGCGGCCTGCAATCCAGCGCCACTCGGCCGCCGCGCGCATGACCCGCGGGCAGTGGCTGCACCGAATCCGCGTCTTCTTTCCGTCCTTCTTCCGCGGGATGCCGAACTCTTCGATCATCCAGGCCCGCAACCGCCGGCGGTCGAAGACGTTCCCGCGCACGTTGCTATTCGACGTTCCCCTGTGAACGCTCACGTCGACCTCCGTGCTTCCGTGCAAGCGCCGGCCAGCCCGGCGCGGACCTGCTACAGCACCTTTCGGATTTCGAACTCGGAGTCCAACTGGCCAGGCCCGAGCTGGTAATCGAGCTCGAGCTGGCGGCGAAAGCGCGCGGTCTCGGCGAGTGCTATCGACCGCAGCTGCTCGCGGGCGTTCTCGAGCAGCGCGAGCGCCGTTGCGAAGAACCTCGCCGCCTGCGGATCGCGTCGGCAGATGCCGACAAGGATGCGTAGCGGAAGATGCTCAATGTCGAGCGCGCGGTGACGAGGTATTCCGAGTTCGGCCTCGATTCGGTCGGCGCCCCCGAACATTTCGATTGAACGCTTGGCGACGTTCCAAAGGCATTCGTCGTAATGCTCGCCGAAGATGATGTCGGCTGCCTCGCTCGCCTTCTTCAGCGCGTTCGCGAGTCGAAACAGATAACCAGGGTCGCGCCGAAGCCGAGTCATCATCTCAAGCAGCGCTGGATGAGACTTGAACCACTCGCCCTCTTCCCGAAGAGGAGCAAAATGCGAGTGCAGCAGCCCCTCGAGCTCGAACGACCCAGGGCAGGCCCCGATGAGCGTCAGCGGCGTCGGGTGACTGACCTGCAGCGCCTGCATCCGCGAAGCCACGTTGCGGGAGAAGCCGATCTTGATGTGCCCATCTCCCGACTGGATGAAGTAGACGACGGGATTCACCGACCGCCTCCCGCCTGGCGCACCGCTGTATCCTCGATAGCCCAGTCGATTTCTTCCTCGGTCGTGCCGCAGTCGGCGGCGACTTCGGCCCGTAGCGCCGCATGGATGATGGCCACCTTGCGGGCGCGCTCGATGTATCGCCTGCGCGCGAACTCGGGATCGACCTTGCGGAGCGGCTGCACGGTGAGTTTGCCATTGTGAGTGGCCATGCTCGCCAGCAGCACCTGCGCCGAAGGCGTCCAGTCCAGAAGCGACAACAAAAGATGCGCCGGGATCGTTCGCTCCCCGCCGCGCATCTGCGAGAGATACGCCTCCGAGATGCCGCACTCGGCCGCCACCGACCCAGCCTTGGGGTGGCTGTCGAGCGCCGCATCGAGCCACTTAGCAACGACGGCGTTCCGCTCATAAGTCACGGCCTCACGCCGCTTTGCGCGCTCTGCCGCGACCTCGCCGATTGGAAGATCGACCTGCGGGTTAACAGCGGGGCTACCGTCTTGCCCTGCTCTTAACAACCCCTCCGGGCGCAGCTTTGCGTTCATGCGATTCGACATGGACGTCAGATTCCTTCGTAGGTGGTTGGCGTGGAGGGGATGGCAGACGCGCCGCCGCGGGACGCGGGGACGCTGAATGGAGCGCGCGGGTACATCACGAGGCCTTTTTCCGGACCTGCGCAGAACGACGTTTGCGCGAAGCTTTGCGCCGCGAAGCTTTGCGCGGCGAGGCCTCGCTGGGCGGGCGCTCGTATTCCAGCAATTCGGCCACCGAGACCTGACCATCGGTGGTCGCCGAGATCGAGCGAGCCAGCTTGCGCGACGGATGCCTCCATCCGCCACGCAACATGCGCAGGTACTCGACCGTAGTCGGTCGATGCCCGCGCTTTTTCATCCTCCCAATGAGGTCCTCGGGGCCCACACCCGTCGCTTCGAAGTAACGGTCGAGAGGGTGCATTCTGAAGTCAGCTTTGTAGCATTCCGCTACTTGTGTCAAGCATCGTTGTTACGTGTCGCTACAACCACGGGGAATTAGATGCAATTTGCTACTTCGCTGGTACCGTGGACGACAGGAGACCCGTTGTCCGCCTCGGAGCCACGGAAGAAGGGGAAGACCCAGCGCCGGCAGGGGCCGCTGGACGACTTCAGTCGTCTACTGATCGAGTGGATGATTCGTCGGAGAAAAGGCGAGGGCTGGAATCAGACCGAGCTGGCGACCGAGAGCGGCATCAACCGTATCTCCATCGTGCACATGGAGAACGGACGCCAGTCCATGAGCACCGAGAACCTGATGGCGCTCGCAAAGACCTTCAATAAGCTCAGCTTGCGGATGCTACTTAACGAAGTGAAGGCCCTCTACGATGGGCTCGATGAACGCGGCGAGCTGCCTCTTCCGCCGCTGGGCGCCAAGCCGAAGTCGACGGGATACGAAGCCGTGGACCCCGACGGTAGCTTAGTGAAGAAGTCGCCGGCGCAGCGGCGGCCATCTAGTTCCGCGGGAACGAAGAGCCGTTCGAGCGAAACCTAGGCGGAGGGCGGCCCCCTTCGACGATTTCGGGAACACCCAAGATCTTGTTGGCCACCAGCTCGATGTTGGTGTCGACGACGTAGGCCTCGACATCGAAGTGGTCGCAGAAGACCGCCACTCCTGCCTTCGTAACCTCGGGCGTCATCACGATGTAGCGCGCGCCGCGGTGCAGTCGCTGAAGCCGCCTCAGTGCGTCGACTGCATGGGCGTTCGGACCCCTCGGTGACCAGAGCACGATCTCCGTCGGGCAGCTTTGCTCCGCGAGTACGACGCCATAGTTGTAGTCGCCTGCCCGGAGGATGTTGCCTTCGCCAAGTCGGACGCGTAGGGCCTCGCGAACATCACCGTCCGGGATGATGAGCAATAACTGCATGTCCTCCTCCCTGTCGCTGAATCTCTAGCGCAAATCGGGCCCTTACGTCCATGCGACATAACGCCGCACGCGAGTGCGCGGCCTCACGCTTCTGCGCTCATAACGTGAGTAGCATTTCGCTACTTTCTGCTTGACCGAAAGTAGCAAACTGCTACTCTCGCATTCGTCCCGACGCACTTCCTTCTCAGGACGCGTCGGGCGCGAGGGAGGGACGGATGTTCGAGTGCTCGAATCCCGACTGCCGCAAGCTCACCGACGAGGACTACTGCTCGGACGTTTGCGCGGAGGTGATTGAGGGCCCTCTGCGGACGCCCGTTCTGGAGGGCGAGAGCGACGGCTGCGACTGCGCCGCCGACGTCGAGTTGGACGCCCTGTGGGCGTTCGGGAAGTAGGAGGCCTCATCGTGAGTGGAACCGTCAAGACCGCCGACAAGCATGCCGACACCCGTGTCGCGATGGCGTTCGAGCGGCACGCCGTGACGCTGCTCATCGACAGCGCCCTCGCGCGGAACAACAGCGAGCCCGCGGCGGTGGCCGCTCTCGAGGAAGTGCGGGCCGCCGTCGAGGCCCGTGCCAGCGCCGCGGTGGCAGACGGACGGCCCTGCTGGCATTGCCAGGCGGTCGTGAAAGACGACGCCCTGCCCTGCCCTATGTGTGGCTCCGCTCCTGAGTACCGGGAGGGAGCCCGCCTCGTGCGGGACGTGGTGGACCTGCTCGAGCGGGCCAACGGCCTGCTGGTCCATCTGCAGAACTGGACCCGGAAGCGCGGGCTGTGGGGGTCGATGGTCGCCGCGAACTCCGTGCGGGTGATGCAGGTTGTCGTCGGCAAGGCGCACATCGAACAGCTGCGGATGCTCCTCGACGAAGACGTCCAGCATACGCAACGCGCGCAGCAAGGGAACCACCTGACGGTCATCAAGGGCGAAGCGTGATGGCGAAGGAGGGGGACATGGAGCCGCCGAAGATCACGACGGGTAGCGAGCACTACGACACGCACCGGGAGCGGTCGCGCGAGGCGAGCGCGGTGATTGCCGGCATCTGCTTCGCGGTCATGGCCGTCGCCGGGGTGCTGTACGTGCTCGCCACGCAGTCGGCCGACGCGATGACATGCGCGAGCGCCTGGGTTCGATAGAGACCGACGAGAGAAGAGGGGAAACGACCATGGGCGGTGAGTTGGCAGTGATTCCGCAGCAGCAGTTGATTGCGCAGCCCGAGCCGTTGGGGCTCGCCATGCACTGCAGTCCGGCGGAGTCGCTGAAGCGGCTACAGGAGCTGCAGGCCTTCGTCTCCGAGACGATGAAGGACGGCATCGACTACGGCGTCATTCCGGGCACGGAAAAGCGGACGCTCTACCAGCCGGGGGCGCAGAAGCTCTGCGAAATCTACTCTCTCGCCTTCGAGTACGAGGACGCGGAGACCGTCCAGGACTGGGACAGGCCGTTCTTCTTCTACCGGAAGCGCTGCCGACTGACACGGCGGGGCGGAGCATTCGCTGGCATCGGCCTCGGTTCCTGCAACAGCAAGGAAGACCGCTATGCGTGGCGCTGGGTCTACGACAATCAGGTCCCCAACGGCATCGACAAGCGAACGCTGAAGTCGAAGGAATTCAACGGCCGCAACAACTCGACTTACGTCAAGTTTCGGCTGCCCAACGAGGACATCTACACGCTGGTCAACACCATCGAGAAGATGGCGTGCAAGCGGTCGCTGGTGCACGCCGTCCTCGGCGTGACCCGCACGAGCAACCTCTTCCATCAGGATCTGGAGGACTTCCCCGACGACATGATCGGGGCCGCCGACCAGGAGCGGTCATGGGAGAAAGCCTCCCCCGCCAAGGTGGTGCTCGACATGAAGCCGGCGACGGATGCCGCGCCCACGACGCCGGCGAAGGAGCCGCAGCCCGACGTCGACGCCGTCGTCAAGCGTCTTCTCAAGGAGTCCGAGAACGCGACCACGCTCGAGCAGCTGACCGGTATCCGCGGGGAGAGCCTGACGTTGCCACCCGGACCGCAACGCGCGAGCGTCGCCGAGGCCTACAGGGTGGCCTGCGATCGCGTGAAGGCCGCCCTGGCGTCGGCCCCGAAGGCGGACGCGCCGGCTGGCAACCAGAAGGAAGAGGACAGCGGGCAGTGCCTTTGGTCCGACGGCGTGAGCGGCGAGTGCTGCACCAACGAGGGCGTCAGGTACTCGGGCTTCGGCTACCGCTGCAAGAAGCACGCGCCGAAGGCGAGCTGACGCATGACCTTTCACATGCCATCGGCATCGTCGCTCGACCGCGCGGATAATTGCCCCCCGTCGCACTTCCTGCCGCGGGTGATGGACGTCTCGTCGGCGGCGGCGCTGCTCGGAATCGCGGTGCACGACTTCATCGTCTGCGCCCGAGCGGAGGGGGAAGGGGCGGCGCTTGCCGCGATTCCAGAGGACGCGGAGCATCGCGTGTTCTGCGAGAACCTGCGGCTCGATCGCCTGCCCGAGGGCGGCCACCTCGAGGTGGCCTACGCCTACGACCCGCGGACGGGGACGGCGCGCATCCTCGGCTACAACATCGGCCGGCGCTACAAGGAGCACGGGCTCCAGGCGCATGAGGTCCCAGGCACGGCCGACCTGGTGGGCGTCGCCGGCGACACCGTCATCGTCATCGACTGGAAGACGGGCTTCTATAACCTCGGCCCCGCGAAGCGCGCCTGGCAGCTACGGTTTCTGGCGTTGTGCGCGTGCCGGGTCCTCGGCCTGTCGAAGGCCCGCATCTCCTTCTGGTACCTCAAGGAGTCCGGGGACATCTTCGAGGAGACGGCAGAGCTCGACGCCTTCGACCTGGACGACATCGCCGATGAGCTGGTGGCGCTGCTGGCGCGCCTCCAGGCGGCGGCGGCGAACGCGGCCCCGGTGCCGGACGTGTCGCGCGGGCCCTGGTGCCGGTTCTGCGAGAGCAAGGACCACTGCCCCGGCTACCGCAACCTGGTGGGCGAGCTGGTGCAGCTGCAGACGGGCGCGCCGCTGGCCCGCGAGGACCGCGCCACGGCCTGGATGCTGCTCGAGCGCGTGCGCCCCGTGCTCGACATGATGGACGCGCAGCTGCGCGACTGGGCGGTCGAGGACCCCATCCGCCTGCCCGACGGCCGCGTCGTCAAGCAGGTGATGGTCTCTCGGGAAAGCCTGGATGAGAAAGTGGCGTACGACGTTCTGCGCGAGCAGCTGGGCGCGGAGATCGCCGACCGCAGCGTCACGCGCAAGGTCTCGAAGAATGCGCTGCACGAAGCGGTGCGGGGCCCGGCGAAGGCGACCGGGCAGACCATGAAATCGCTCGAGGAAAAGCTGCTGGCCGGCATCGCGAAGGCCGGCGGCTTGCGGAAGTCCCACAAGGCTCAGGTCACGGCGGTCAAGTCCGCCGGGTAACAGCTGTGCGCTCGACGCGGCCGCGGGCGGAGAGCCCCCTCCTCTCTCCCCCTGGCCTGCGGCCGCGTCGCTGCGCGCTTTAGGAGAACGAACGATGCGAGTCATCGAGCTACGCGCCGAGAAGTTCAAGCGTTTGAAGGCGGTGCGCATCCAGCCGGACCCGACGCTGGCGGTCATCTCCGGCCGGAACGGCGCGGGGAAGTCGTCGGTGCTCGACGCGATCCAGGCGGCGCTGGGCGGCAAGGACGCGGCGCCGCAGAAGCCGGTGCTCGACGGCGCCGATAAGGCGACCGTCGTCCTCGACCTGGGCGACATCCTCGTCACGCGGAAGTTTTCCGCCGACGGCAAGTCCACCCTCGTCGTAGAGTCGAAGGACGGGGCGCGCTATCCCTCGCCGCAGTCAGTGCTGGACGCGGCGGTCGGTCAGCTGAATTTCGACCCGCTCGAGTTCTCGCGGATGGACCCGAAGAAGCAGGCGCAGATGCTGCGCACGCTGGTGGGGCTCGACACGTCGAAGCTGGACGCCGAGCGGAAGAAGCACTTCGAAAGCCGCACCGACGTCAACCGCGACGTGACCAAGCTCAAGGGGCAGCTCGCTGGCATGCCCGAGGTCGACGCCCCGGACGAAGAAGTGTCGCTGTCCGACCTGGCCAAGGAGCACAAGGCCGCATCCGACCAGCACGCGGCGAACGAGCGAGTCCGCCGAGACCACCGTGATGCCGTCCACCATGCGACGGCGTGCAAGGTCGCGGTCGAAGAAGCTCAGCGTCGACTTGCCGATGCCCAGGAGCGTCTGAGCAGAGCCGAGGCCGATGTTGATATCGCGACCATGGCCATCCGGGCCATCGCGCCGCTCGACTTCGATGCCATCGCTGCCAAGATGCAGACGGCCGAGCAAACCAACGGCGCCGTGCGGGCGAAGAAGGCACGCGCGGCCAAGGCGGCAGAGCTCGAGGCGCGGGAGAGCGCCGCTGCCAAGCTGACAAAGGCCATCGCGGACATCGATGCCGCAAAGGCCAAAGCGCTCGACGGCGCCAAGTTTCCCGTGCCGGGGCTCTCGGTCGACGACGACGTCGTGACCATGAACGGCGTCCCGTTCTCCCAGGCCTCGAGCGCCGAGCAGCTGCGGTGCTGCCTGGCCATCGGCGCGGCGCTCAACCCGAAGCTGCGCCTCATCATCGTGCGCGACGGCTCCCTCCTGGACAGCGATGGGATGCGCCTGGTCGCCGAGTGGGCCGAGGCGAACGACATGCAGGTGGTAATGGAGCGCGTCACGGACGGTGACGTCGGTGTCGGCGTCGTCATCGAGGACGGGGAGGTGGTCGAGGCCGACGCGGCCGAGGACTCGCCGCCGGCTGCAGTGGAGGCGCCGTCGCTGTTCGAAGACTTTCCGGACCCGCTGGCCTAGCCATGGCGAAGAACCCCGACTGGACCGACGCGGAGCACGAAGTGTTGCGACAGCTCTACCCGTTGCAGGACAAGCAGGCGATCATGGCGGCGCTGCCGGGGCGGACGTGGAACGCCATCCGAATGCGCGCGCACCGACTCGGCGTCGGCGTCAAAAAGCACTACACGGCCACCGAGGACAAGAAGCTGGCGTTGCTCTGGGACTCCGGCTTGCGCCTCTCCGCCATCGCCGAGGAGATGGGAGGGCGAACCCCGCAAAGCCTGTATGACCGCGGCGTCCAGCTTGGCCTTACGGCCGGATGCCCGGAAGGGTTCGAGTACATCACAGACGCCGCCGACCGGACCGGCTACGAGGTCGAGACGCTGCGCAACATCATGCGCTGGGCGGGGGTCAGGCGGCGCATGGCGATCTCCGACCCGTCGCGTCGCGGAAAAGAGCGTCCCGCGGCGTGGCATCGCCACTTCGTTTGCCCGCTGGAGATCGACGACGCCGTCGAGCGCTGGCACGCGACGGAAACAGTGAATGGCGCGGCGCGCGCCCGCGGACTGACCGACATGACGCTGGCTCGGTGGCTCACGCAGGCTGGCGTGCTGGAGGTACGTCCGAAGGGGGCGCCGCGCGTGGTGCGCCGCGTGCCGTCGGAAGTCATCGACCGCGTCGTCGCCGAACGACAGAGGGCAGCATGAGCGACCAGCCGGTGCACTGGCTCGAGGAACGGTTCAACGCGCGCATGGCCGAGCACGAGCAGAAGGTCGACGAGCGCGTCAAGGCGCTAGAGACCGCCATGCGCGACGCCGGGGAGCAGGTGATGAACCTGGTCAAGGAGAACGAGGCGGTGCGCGGCGACCTCAGCCAGGCGCTGGCCGAGCGCAACCAGGCGCGGGAGGAGATCGCGCGGCTGCGAATCGATTTGAAGTCGACTGAGGAAGACCGATTCAGCGTCATTCATGAGCGCAACGCGGCGCAAGCCGCCCTCGGCCGCGCGGTCGCGGCGCTGCAGCGCGTGAAGCGCGACCACGAATTGAGCCCGCGAGAGTGGCTTCTCTTGGAGGTAGAGATCGACACCGTCCTCGCCGACCCGACGAGCGCGCAGGCGGGCGCATACGTTACCGCCCTCGAGGAAGCAGTCGAGGCGACACGGAAGGCAAAGGCTTGCTATTGCGCGCTGCCAAACTGCCCCGCCCTCGCCGAACTAGACGTCAAGCTCTCCGCCGTCGACGCGCGGCGCGGGGGCGGGCGATGAGCGTCAGCGACGTCGTCTGTAAATGCGGCGCAGTGCCAGAGCGCGATTCGATGGGCAACGCGCTCCCGTGCATGCGCTGCTTCTTCGGAGGCTCCGCGGGGCCCGCGGCTCGCATCGCGCAGCTCGAGGCGCAACTTGCGGACGCGTGGAAGGCGCTCGGCACCACCGCCGAAGATGCAGCCGACGACCCCGAGACGGCGTCGCTGGCCGATTCCATCCGCGTGTCGCTCCGATACGAACGTGACAGAGCGGCGGACGCACTCGACGCTCACACCGTCGAGTGGCAGGAGGCGACCGGACTGCTCGCCGGCGGCGATCCGGGCGGGGTGACGCCGGAGACGCTGCGCAAGTTCGTCGGGCTGATGGATGAGATCGCCCGGGCCGCCGACCGCCTGGTCGAGAACATGGAGCCCGGGAAGAACTTCCTCGACGCCGCGCGGGCACTGGACGAACTCAAGACCGCGCTCAAGCCCTGGCGCGAGATGCCGGAGGGGTGACATGAGCTGCCGCCACGACCTAGCCAACACCACTTGCCTGCGGTGCTACCCGGACCGCGGCGGCCTCGACTCGAATGGGCTTCCGCAAATCGATCCGGGTCCGGGGCCGCACGAGCCGAACCTCGATGGACCCGGCGCTGCGCCGCCGCTTCCCGATGAGCGTATCGCGCAGCTGGAGGCGGGGCTGGACCGCAGCCGAGCGGAGAGCGCTGATTGGCAACGGCGAGCCGGCGAGGAGATTCAAGCCCACGCCCGCACGCAGGCCCAGGCGGCGGCGATGCGCGAGGCGCTCATCCTGCAGTCGTCGTGGGCTGAGCACGAAGAGGTACGCAGCGCACTGGTGATGGCGGCGATTCACGGGGCCAGCGGGAGCGACGAGGTGCGGACCATGGCCAACAAAGCTCGCGAGGCCACGAAGAAGGCCCTCGACGAGGGAAGCCGTGACCTCGCCGCGCGACTGCCGCTATGGCGCGAGCTGCAGGAGGCATCGGAGAACGCGCTCGACGTGTACACCGACGAGCGCGTCAAGGACGTCATCATGAAGCTCGCCGCGCTCGACGAGGAAGGCGGCGACCATGGGTAAGCGACGACAGCCATCGGACCGCATCGTCACCTTCGGCTACGTCGGTCGCTATGCCGACGGCGCGCTCGGCTGGATGGTCCCGACGTTTCTCAACGACTACGCCGGTCTTCCGCCGGCTAAGCCGCCGGCCGAGGTGCTCAAGGACTACGCCGTCGGAGACGAACGCCTCGAAGTCTGCCGCATCACGATCGAGGTCGTTCCCGGGCGCCGCAAGCGGTCCGCGCGAGCTCTTCTTCGGGGTCAACGCTGATGGGCTGGGCCTACTACGAGGTCAACGGCAAGCCCTGCGGCTACTCGGTCGAAGCGACCTGCGAGGAGCCGGGCTGCACGAACAAGATCAACCGCGGGCTGGCCTACCTGTGCGGCCGCACGCCGGGCGGCGGCGATGACGGATGCGGCGGCTACTTCTGCCCCACGCACCTGTTCTGCGGCGACGAGGCCATGCAGTGCCGCCGCTGTCTCAAAGTCACCGACGAGGAGGGCGACGATGGCCCGCTGCCGTAGCTGCGAAGCCGAGGTCATCTGGGCCGACACGAAGCACGGCAAGAAGATGCCGCTCGACGCGAAGCCGACCTCGAAGGGGAACCTGGTGTTCGTCGGCGGCGTCGCGCGGACCGTCACGGACGAGGACCGCCGGCTGCACCGCGAGACGTACACGAGCCACTTCTCAACCTGCGCCGACGCCGGCGATTGGAGGAAGCGCTGATGATCACCAAGCCCAATCGCGTCGAGGTCCCCCTGTTCGCCGCGCTAGGCGAGGTGTTCCCGGCGACCACCAAGCTCCTGCACGACCTGCAGGAGGGCGACGTGCTCTGCGAGACCTGCAAAGGGACGGGGCTGCGGCTCGAGCAGAATCAGTACGGACTCCAGGGCGACGACGCCCGAGAGCATTTCCCGTACCGCCATCAGACGCTCGTCGGCTGCGAGCAATGCTGCAACGGCATCCGCCGGCGATGCCCCCATTGCCAGAAGCTGTTGAACCGGTTCGAGCTGCAGCACCTGAACAACGCGTGCCCCGGCCAGCAGGCCGAGCAGGATCGGCGCCGCGACGAAGCGGAGGCACAGCGGCGGGAGGGGCTGCCGCGCATCACCCTGGCGGAATACACCGTCGAGATGGTCTACGACGCCGACCTCGACGACTACGTCAGCGTCGATTCGATGGAGCCGGGACGCGTCTACTTCGCCTGCCGCGAGTCCAAAGACTGGGTCGCGCCTGATGCCGACGACGTGCTCGACCGGATGGCCGACCGCGCCAGCGATGCCGTCGAAGATGGCGCGGACATGGTCGACGTTTCCGACGAGGGCAAGCAGGCGCTGCAGGTGGCACTCGACAAGTGGTTCGAGGAGCACGTCGCGCTGTCGACGACCTACTGGGCCGACGACAGCCTCATCGTCGTCGTCCCCGAAGCGCCGGAGGCGGCGTAATGGCCAACCCGGGAACGGACGGGCACAGCCCGCGCCTCTGGTTCTACCGCCTGCCGCCGACGGATGGCCGGTCCTTCGAGTGGGCCGAGGTGGTGCTCGGCTCCAACGGCTTCTTCTCGGCGGTCTCTGACTACGGCAACTACTCGTTCCGCTGGACGCACTTCGGCGACCGAGACTTCCGCGCGTGGCTGCTCGGCGTCGACGAGCACTACGTGCGCAGCAAGATCATGGCGTGCTCGAATCGGAAGTCGGACATCTACGACGACCGTTCGTCTCTGCAGGCCGCCCGACGCGCAATCTGCGAGCTGCGCCGCGAGGGGTGGCTCGAAAAGGAGGACGCGCGCGCGGCGTGGGACGAGATCGATGACGACTACGGCCAGTTGCATACCGAGTTCGAATGGAACGACTGGGCGAATCACTCTCGCGGCGCTCATCTGATCGGCGGCTACCGAGATCTCTACGAAGAGATGTTCCGCGAGATGCCAGAGCCTCAATCGAGGCAGTTCGTCGAGCGTATCCTGCCGCGCCTCAAGGAGGCCATCCGCGCCGAACTGGCCGCCGAGCAGCCGGCCCCGGCACCGCCCGAGGCCGCGTGATGGCCGTCCTGCTCTGCCTCGCCGGCGGCGCCGTCGCCTTCGCCGTGCTGGTGGCATTGGCCGCCACGGGTGAGCCGTGATCGTCCGCAACCAGGTCGGCCTCGATGGGCTGCGCCGGGAGGCGTGGTTCAGCGAGTGCGAGCGCTACCGCTACTGGCTCGACATCCAGCTGTCGGGCGTCGGCCAGCGCTGCGTCTTCGTCATGCTCAACCCCAGCACGGCCACGCACCTGAAGAATGACCCCACGGTGGCGAAGTGCTGCCGCTTCGCGCAGCGCTGGGGCTATGGCTCGGTCGGCATCCTCAACATCTTCGCTTGGCGCGCGACGGACCCGCTGGAGCTCTATGACCTCGCCGATCCGGTTGGGCGCGAGAACGATGATGTGCTGCGCCGGCAAACGCAGTCCGCCGCCGCGGCGATGGTCGTCTGCGCCTGGGGGACCCACGGCGAACTGCACGAGCGCAGCAGGTACGTCCGAGGGATGCTGGACGACCGCCCGCTCCACTTCCTGAAGCTGACCAAGACCGAGCCGCACCATCCGCTCTACCTCAAGGAGACGCTCCAGCCGACCAGGTGGGCGCTATGAGCGCGGACGCGGCGAAGAAGCGATACCACCTGTTCAGCCTGTGGGGCGCGTCGACGAAGACGGCGCTCTGCGGGCGCAAACTCGTCGACCCGTGGACGGTCGACCACAAAGGCATGCACGACAACGTGTGCGCCAGCTGCACGAAGTTCGCTCTCAAAGACGGGCGCGACCCGAAGAAGTACAGCCCGATCGAGGACCGAGGAGGCAGCCGATGATCCTCGACTTCATTTTCGGCGGCGCCGCGGGCGCGGTCGGGCTGCTCATCGGCCGCGCGTTCCCGCGCAAGCGACCGCCGGCGCCACCGGCCGAACGGCGCTGCGCCGCGGTGGCCGGTGGCAACTGGGCAGGCGGTGTGCCTCGCTGCCAGGGCATCGCCGATGACCGCTGCCAGGGTGGTCAGTGCACGGCCCATTGTCGTCAGCACTGCGGCGGAAAGTGCTTGGACCTATGACACCGAACGCCGCCGCTCGCGTCTGGTACTTCGGTTGCGAGCCTCGGGTGGGCGCACATTCCGGTCATCATCTCTGGGACCGGGAAGGGGGGCTGTACGTCTCCTATTCGCTCGCTCCCTTTCCTCTCGATGGCGAGTGGTGCCCCAGGGGGCCGCAGGAGGAAGGACGTGCGTTGCTGTCCCGCCGCCTGCTCGGCTCCCAGGATTGGACGGTCGTAGCCTGGTGGGACCGCTCCGTCGACCATCGCACCGGTTCGCATTCGACCTTCCTGGCGCGCGGCCTGTGGTCATTCGACGAGATGCTGGCGGCCGCACGAGAGGCATTCCCGACCGTATTCGCTCGGCAGAACCGTCCCATCGTGCAGGTCGACGGCTGATGGCCCGCCGCGCCGCCCAGCCGCGTCTTGACGACCCGCCGCGCCCGCGCGAGAAGAACGCGACCAGCTGCTGCGTGCCGAGCTGCACCGAGGAGGCGACGGCGACGTGTGGCTGGTTGATGCATGAGAAGCACCCCGAGACCGGGGAGCGCATCTACACCGGCGAGAAGTGCGGTCTGAAGCTCTGCCCCAAGCACGCGAACCTGGCGGGGAAACGGAAGACGCCGCTCTGCGCCTGGCACCACAAGAAGGCGACCGAGGACGGGCTGGTCTGATGGCGCTCACCGACGAAGACCGTGACGAGCTGGTGTCACTGTTCAGGCGCGCAGTACGCGCCGAACTAGAGGCCGTGGGAATCTCGGCGCCGCATGACCAAGCGGCTGCGTCGTCGACAAGAAAGGGGACGGAATGTCTCGACGAGCAGACGAAGAACCGCGCGTCGTCGGACCGACCAAGGTCACCATCCGAGGCACGGTCTACTGGCGCATCATCCACATCGAGCCGAGAGCGAAGGATCCGAAAGATCGAAAGGAGGCTACGCATTACCGAGTCGGCGACGCGGCCGACCTCGACGAGGCCGAGTGCGAGCGTGTCCGAGTCGAAGCCGAACAGGACGCGCAGAAACTCAGGGACGGAATAGAGCGCACCCGTACGCTCTCGCTCGAGGCGGGCATCGTCGCCTACCAACAGCACCTCAAGGACAAGGGCACCGTCGAGCAGAGCTACACGGAGACGGTCCGTCGCCTCCGCCTCTTCTTCCCCGACCTCGGGGCCGCGATCGGCAGCATCAGGGTCGAGCGCGCCGGCGAGCTCTACGACGCCTTCCGCGAGCGGAAGCGCGCCGATGGAGAGCCGATCTCGGTGGCCTACCACCGGGCGGCGCTCATCAACGCGCGGTCCCTGTACAAGTTCTGCAAGAAGCAGGGGTGGGTGACCGTCAACCCATTCGACGACGTCGAGGGGCTGGGCAAGCGCAAGAGCGGCAAGCGCAAGCCCACCGGCAACGAGCTGCAGCGATGGTACGACTACGTCTGGTCTCGGCTTCTACTGCGGGACTGGACGGCGCTGGGCCTCCTGTCTGCGTTCTCCATGTCGCTGCGGTCGAAAGACTTGGTGATTCGCCAGGTTCGAGACGTCGACATGGGATGCACCCAGCTGAACGTCCACGACGGGAAGACCGAGAAGTCGAACGAGCCGCGCGTCATCCCCGACAAGCTGCAGCCGTTCTTTCGAGAGCTGATCGAGGGGCGAGACCCGGAGGAGCCGTTGTTCAAGACGCCGTACACCGAGGACGGCTATCACACGCACAAGTGGCTTTGGGAGGGGATGGCTCGCTTCTGCGATGGCGCCGGCGTGCCCCGCTTCCCTCCTCACGGTCTCAAGAGCGCGTCGGGCACCGTGCTTGCCAAGCGAGGGGCGGCGGCGAACGACATCATGAACCACCTGTCACACGAGGACGAAGCGACGACGTTCCGGCACTACGTCGACCGGCGCCTGGTCGAGGGCGCGCAGGCCGAGCAGGCATTCAAGCTGATCGCAGGAGGGAAGAGATGAGCGACCACGACGAGGATATCAAAGCGAGATTGGCGGACCGCCGACCGCCCAGCGCAGGACCGACGCGCACCGAGATCAAGGCGATGACCATCGAGCGGTTGCGCGAGATCTTCGACGCCGGCGCCTGGCCGGTCACGGTGACGTGGGACGACGTCCTGCAGGCGCGCCAGGAATGAAACGAGGCCGCCCCGGATGGTGCTGGAGACACCGTCCAAGGCGACCTTGATTCGAGTAACTATCGAGTAACTTCGGCGGGGAATGTCGCGTAAGTACTGGTGGCTCCTCTCAGAATCGAACTGAGAACCTTACGCGTATTAACCTTCCGTCGACGGTGTTTTAGCGCGAATCGAGTAACTGACGCCGCATCCGCTGGTCATGCTTCGGTTTTCGGCGTTACTCGAAACAGAGCTAGTACTGGTCGATCTCGCCGGCAGGCGTTCCAAAGACGTCGTAGACCTCATTCATCATCCGGCCGGCGGCCGTCGTCGCTTCCACCAGCTTCGCGGCTGGCATGTCGACAAGTTCGACTCGCAGGCCGTCCTTTGCTCTGGCGCGGACGACCCGCAGGAACGGCTTGTCGTCCCTGTGACCTTGGGCCCAGTCTGCGTGCACAATGCGATTGCGCGTCTCAGCCACCTGACGGCAGCCGTTTATCAACTCGTCCACTGCATCCCGCTCTCCCTTGGTGGAGCACCGATACTTGTGGAGCGCTCCAAGCAGGTCCAGCTTCGCGGAAAACCCCGCATGCGCCACTACCATCGAACCCAGGTTCTTGTCCTGAGCGTGAAGCAGTAGTGCAATTGCATAGTCGATTGCCGCTTCCATCGCGGCGAACGTCAGGATGTAGTCCCCCACGGCAAGCGCGGTCATGTCGGCCGCGTCGACCGCGATCGAGCGTCTGCCCTCTGCGGCCTTGAACTGTTTTTCGAAGAAAGCGATGTCGTCGTCGTCGATCGTTTTCATTTTTCCAGGGTACCCTAGACCTCGTCCGTAGCGTCAGCCGGGCCCTCTCTTCACAGCGGCGTATCCTCGTCCTTCGCCTCGATCGGCTGCGGCCTCGGCGGCAGCCGCTGTCGCGCGCCGCGCAGGTAGTCGAGCATCTCGCCGTAGCGCTTGGCCGCCGCCTTCATGCACACGTCGAGCAGGTAGCCGTAGAGCTCTGGGTCGCTGCCGGCGATGTCCTTGATGCGCTCCCCGGCCTTGTAGACCGCCTTCGGCGAGCGGGGCCAGCGGAGCGGCCAGCGTTCCACCAGCTGCTTCACGACGTGCTCCGCCCACAACGCGCCCCGCAGGGCGGCGGTGCCGTACAGAACGCCGCCCTGGCGGCCACCGCACGCCTTGCAGACGTCCTTGACGCCGCCGCACCGCTCGCAGGTCGGCACCCCGGTCTTCATGTCCGGACCCTGGACTGAACAAAGTTTCAGGTCAAGCGGGATCTACGAGCGCCGTCGGGAAGGTCGGCCGGCTGCTCTCGTACGCTACCGCATGGCCCAGGAGACCGCCCCGCTGCTGCCCGAGGAGCTGCTCGAGCTGCGCCAGCGCTGCGCGAAGCTGCCGCCGCACGACCCGCTGGTGCGCCTGCTGGCGACGCTCGACCGGGAGAAGATGGAGAGCGACGTGCTGCGGCGCCTGCTGCGCGATGAGCGGAGGGAGAGTGACCGCCTGGTGGCGGCTATTGACCGTGGAGGATGATGCCGCCGTCGCCCACCGCCCAGACGTCCCGCGGGCCGCTGCCCCAGACCGCGTTGAGGCGCGCGCTCGTGCCGCTGGCGGCCGATTGCCAGCCCGCGGCGGCTCCGGTCCAGTGCAGCAGCGCGCCGCCATCCCCGACCGCCCAGACGTCGTCCCCTGCGCTGCCCCAGATGCCGTGGAGGTCAACCGCGGCGCCGCTCGAGCTGGGTGCGCTGGCCCAGCCGCCACCGCCCGCCACCAGGTGCACGACCGCGCCGCCGGCGCCGGCCGCCCAGACGTCGCCCGCGCCGGCCCAGACCGCGAAGAGGTCCGCGGTGGACGTGGTGGCGATCTGCGTCCCCGCCCATGGACCGCCAGGTGCCGCGGCTGTGACGTGCACAATCACGCCGCCGAGCCCGACGACCCACGTGTCGTTGCCGACCGACCAGACGGCCTTGAAGGCCGGCGGCGTCACGGCGTCGACCCCCGTCACCAGGGTCGGCGACATCCCGGCGACCGTGTGAATGATGCCGTCGCTGGTTCCCACGGCCCAGACCTCGGAGCTGTTGATGGTTGCGCCGTCGATTGTCGTCTGCTGAGAGCGGGGTTGCAGCGTCGTCCACGAGGCACCCATCAGGCTCTGCACGTGCTGGAACCGAGGGTGGCCGTCGAAGATGAAGCATTCCGCCGACGTCGGGCCGGCCACGACCGTTGTGAACGAGTCGAGGGCCGGAGGAAACGGGCCCTGGATCGCGGTTCGAGCCAACCATTGCCCCGCCAGCCAGTAGAGCACCGTCGACGAATCCCCCACAGCCCACGCCTCGTTGGGCCCGAGGCCGGAGATGCTGCGCAGCGTTGTCCCGTGGTCAGCCGCGGGATTCGACACGGGGCTCCACGTCAGCGGCGTGCCGGGCGGGACCGCCATGTCGCTCGGCGTGGACGTAGCCAGGTCATCGCCGGAGCCCACGGCCATGTCCGGTGCCGCCGGGACACAGTCGGCGCTTCCTTCGGAGCGGTAGTCGATGCGATACCCCGACGGACAGCTCGACGACGCCACCGCGCAGACATGGTCGATGCAGACGGCCGGGCGCCCGGGGAGTGAGCACTGGTCGTCGTTCGTGCACCGAACGTGCGGCGTGCTCTTGGGGCAGCTCGCGGCCAGGAGCAACAGCGCGAGTGACCAGCGGCGTCGGCTCATCGGGCGCGCTCCCGGCGACGAGCCCGAACCGAATCGACCGTCAGGACGACGATGCCCGCCACTGCGGCAGCACCTCCGACGGCGATCATAGCCCATCCCGCATTTTCGAATTTGTCGCGGTCGCTCTCGTACCGCTCGGCCTGCGCCAGCGAAGGGGCACCGGCCACGCGGCCGTCGACCTGGTTGCCGTATGCGGCGAGGCCTATCCCCGTAGCAGCGGCTGCCGTGCCCAGCGCTATGAGAACGGGGCCGGCCGCGCCTGGGCGCCATCGGCGCGGGCGCACCGGCGGCGGCGCCACCGTGGCGACGCGCGACTCGGCGGGTTGCGGCTTCGCCGAGGCCAGCGGCGCCGGCGGCGGAGGTGCACCAGCCTCGAGTTCGGCTATCTTGTCCAAGACCGTCTGCCGATTCGGCGCGTTGGGTACGTGCTCGAGATAGGCGCGATAGCTGTGGACGGCGGCCGCGCGTTGGCCAAGTTGCCGTTGGCACTGCCCGATATTGAAGAGCAGCGCCGGGTCCTGCCGGAGCTCGTAGGCCGCTTGGAAGTGCTCCAGGGCCTCGGTCCAGCGCAGTAGGTCGTAGGCCTTTGATCCGACGTCGAAATGGCGGCGCGCCTCCTCGCTGATATCAGCCTCGTCGGAGAACGCGGGCGCTGCAACAAAGAGCGCGAGAAACACTACCAGGGTTCGCACGCTGACGAGCTTCTGATCGGCGGTCGACTGGTTGTCAATTGGGGACCGCACATCCCAAAATTTCTTGGCCGGTCGCCATCTTACCCATGCGACAATTCACCGCACGCGATCACGCGGGTGCTTCCGGAAATAAATCGGTCGTACCCTTTGTATAGGGTTACATGGAGTCAATGCGGGCGACGGGATGGTGTTGGGTCGCTGTGGCGGCCGCGCTGGCGGGCTGCTCCTCGGGACTGCGAGGAGACGGCTCGCTCGCGGTCATCGTGATCAGCGACAAGCTCCACGACCTGACCTACCCCAAGGCCGTCACGAACTACTGGAACGACCAGCAGCAGGCGTGGCTCGAGGCAAGCGAGACGCCTCCCGGCGACATGGTGGACGCGTACTGCCGCGGCGCGCACCTCTGGGACGCGGTTGGCGCTCAGGTGCGCTGCGCGCGCGAGGTTCCCGGCCAGGTCGCCGCGAGTTCTATCGGCGTGGTCCTCGGGACCAAGGGCGAGTACTCGGACAACCAGCAGTGGTGGAACGAGGTCGACGGCGAAATTCACGTCGCTGACATGGCTTGCCAGGGCCAGGATGGTTGCGCGGCCGTCGCCGCCCACGAGATCGGTCACGCGCTCGGGCTCGACCACCTGCCCTCCGGCAACCTCATGACGTCGAGCGTCGATGCTGCCAAGCTGATGGACCGCGACAAGGCGGAGTTCTACGCGCGGTGGCCGGCGAGGACGGGCCGCGTGGCGGAAAAGCTTCCCGCCGACCCGGCCCCTTAGAGTCGCCGCGCCAGCTGGTCAGACCGTCGGCTGGACGAACTCGTCTCCGTATCGCCGCCGATGCAGCCGCACGTACTCGTCGACGATGGCCTGCGCCGTCGCGCCGTGCCCGGCCCACTCCATCGCCTCGAGCAGCAGCGCTGGGTCCATGTACCGCGCCACCGTCGAGAAGTTGAGCAGCTGGTCGCCGACCTGCACGGCCTCCGCTGCCCGCTCCCCGAACCTGTCCATGCTGACCATCGCGGGCTCCCCTACCATCTCTTCAACCATCGTCCTTCCTCCTTCGTGCGCGCGGCGGCGGCGCCCCTGGGGCGCTGTACAGGCGCGCCAGGCGGCGCACCGCGTACCGATCGACCCCGAGCACCTTCGCCACCGTGAAGACCTTGCGGTCGTGCTCCTCCCAGAGCTTCAAAAACTGTTCCGCCGAGACCTGGCGGTCTACTTCCCCCGGCCTCCCGAACGTGTAGCCGTCGGCCTCACGCAGCTTCTTGGCCTCGTCCCCTACGTGCTTCGCCCAGGTCTCCAGCGCCTTCTGCAGGCTCGACTGGCGCACGCCCAGCTCGAGCGCGGCGGGCTGGACGCGGCCGTTGTGCTTCTTGAGTGCTTCCCACAGCGCCTTTTCGCCGATCTTCTGAAGTCGCGCACCCGCCATTAGTGGTACTTTAACACACTCGCAGTCGGCGCCGTCGAGCTTCAGAGCGCACCCCGCCGGCGCAGCTCGCGCTCGAGCCGCGCGGTCGCGTCAGACGCCAGCGTCGCCCAGGCGGGCGCCGCGCCGCACGAGACGCGGTAGTCGTTTTCGGATTTCATGCTCACGACGTCGCACTGCGCCAGCGCAGCGACAGCGATCAGCTCGGCATCGGTCAACGGACGATCTTCCATGGTCTGGTCCTCCATCGCGCACCCGTCGCACCGGATGCGCTGTGCAGGTCAGAAGCCGCGCGGCTTCGGTTGCGTCTGTGCGTAACCCTCGGGCGACTGGCCTCGCCGCCAGGCGTCGAACGTGTCAGGGCCGAATCGGATCACCCGGTTGAATTTCGCAGCCGCGGTGCCCAGCGCTACGCACCAATTGCTGTAGCTTGTCGTCGGTCCCATCGAGTCACCTCGCCTAGCAAAAGCTGATGGCCAGCCGCCGCGCCACGTCGCGCAGCATTTCCGTTTGCGCCTCGGCAAGCGCCGCCGTCGCCTCCTGCACCACCTCGGCCACCTCGGCTGCGTCGAACATGCGCCGGACGTCCAGGTCGGCCACGGTCCAACGCTTCGTGTTGCACTCGGCGATTAGCTCGGTCGGCGCGTTGACCTCGCGTGTCACGGCCGCACCGGGAGAACGCGAATGCTCTCGTCTGGAATGCTGTAGATCCGCAACAGTCGCCGGACCTTGACCGGCGCGACGCGACGCGGGCCCTGCATCATGAACATGAATTCTCCGGGTGCGACGTTCACGCACGCGGCCTCATCGATCCGACGCGCGGCGGCGCGGCTGATCCGCTGCGGCCGTCGCTCCGTATCGTGCAATTCGACGATGCACACCGTGATGGAGCGCGGGCAATCGGCCTCGACCAGGCCATACTCCTCCATCACTTCGTCCGCGTAGCGATGCCAGCTGTCGGGCGCGACGATCGCCAGCGGACCGCGATAGCTCGTGTCCCACGAGTGGATATCGAGCCTCTTGATGCCGCGCGCGATGAGCTCCGCGAACGGCTGCCGCACACACAACGCTTTCATATTCGCCCTCCATCGCGCGCCGGAGCGGTCTCCGACGCGCTGTGCAAGGCTACTTGCGGACCATGGCGACACCTCCATCGCGCGGCGCACGCGCCGCGCTGTGCAGGCGCGGCCTACGTCGCGGCGAACCGCTGCGCCCGGGTCAGGGCGCGATGGTTGCGGTAGGCCTGCCAACATCCGAGGCTGGGCGCCCAGCGAAAGCCGTGCGCCTTCAAATCCGCCCGCACGTCGTCGGCGGGCTTGCCGGGAAAGAAGAGGCGCACCCGGTTGTCTGCCGGCGAATCCTCGACGCGGATACCGTCGCCTCCTTCCGTCACGGTGTCTGCCGTCGACTTCGCCCGCTCGACTTCGGCAAGGCGCTGTTGCATGCGGCGGACGTTCGCGCCGTTGTTCTTGAGTTGGTAGTCGGCGAATCCGATGCGGCCCATGCAGTCCGGCGTGATGACCTCGCGCGCCATCGCCTCGCTGAAGCCGAAAGCCACCAGCGCGGCGACCTGCGCATCCGCGCCGCCCTTCGCGTGCTTGCGAATCGCCGCGTTCGCCGCCCGCATGCGCTCCTGCACCGACGTCGCTTTGGCAATCTCGGCGCGCAGCCGCTCGACCGCGTCAGACGCGCCGGAGGCGATCGGCTGCAGCTCCGGCGTCAGCGCCTTCGTGATGGCCTTGAGCGCACGCTCGCGAAACGACTGCAAATCGTCGGAGCGGCGGTCGGCGCTAGCGTTGCGCTTCTGATTCCGCGCCGTCGGGAAATTCGAAGGTCCGGCAATCATGGACGACATGCACCGCGAGCGCGCGCCGAGATAGACCAGGTAGCGCCGACGATAGCCGGTCCGATAGCGCTCGAATTCCTCCGCGAGCTGGGCGCGTTTCTCATCCGTCGTCGCGTAGCGCGACAGGTTTGCGAAGTCCTTTGCCAGCGTCGCCGCATAACCGCTGCGCTCCTGCTCTGCGCGCACGTCCGGCGTAAACGACGTTCCCGAGTGAGCCGCACGTGCCAGCTCCACCGGAATATCAGAGGAGAAATCAGCCACGGTTCACCTCTTCGGTGCGCTGGCAGAAGTAGCGGGCGGAGTCTCCGTTACCTTGGCACCAGAACGCGGTGATGCGCTCGCTGCCCTCTGCGAATCCGAACGCGGTGACACGTTTCCCGTCTCCCGGCAGCGCGATGACGCGCCGCATGTAGACGGGCGGCGACACTTCGAGCCAGTAGAAATACATTTCGTGATCGATCTCGACGCGCTCGCCCGCAGCCATGGCCGCGACGCATGCGGCGAAATCTCGCTCGTAGGTGAGCACGTTCGCGCGATCCATTTCGATTTCCATCGGCTTTGCCTCCATCGCGCGCCCGAGTCGCCTCGGGCGCGCTGTGCAGGTGTCAGCCGGCGCGCTTGCCAGCGCGCGACCACTTCTCTTCCTGCGCCGCTGCGATGCCGCGCTCCACGTAGGCGCACGCCACGCGCTCGGCCTGCTCACGCGTCTCGCAGCCGAGATACGCCACCGTGTGGCCGTCCTCCATGCAATGCGCATCGAACGCGTCGCCGCCCGCCGGAAGAACCGCCGAAGTCCGTTTCATGGCTGCCTCCATGCATTAGGGTCCTAGCAAAGATGTTGCCAAGTAACACTTCTGCGATTTGCGCGGACTTCGACGGAAGCGCTCGCGGTCAAAAGTGGCACTTTGCCACACGGCGAATCAGCCACTTGCAAAATGACCGATTGCGTCGGTCGAATTCGTGTGGCTATGTAACGCCTTGGCTGTGTGGCGGTTTTGCGTGGCCTAAGTGTCACTTTGCCACAGCCGCCGATGTAGGCGACTCATGAAGTCCACGCGGCGCAGCACGGTGTTACTTGGCCACATGCTTGCAATGTCCGTCAAGCATGGAAACCACGACAACGGCCAAGCCGACGAGCAAGAGGAACTTCGTTTGCCGCGTCTACTACACGAGCCAGGGCGGCAAGGAGCGCTACACGGACTCCATTCGCATGACCGCCATGGCCGCGCGCCGCGAGGCGGACCGCTACGGTCACATGGGCCACTCGGCTGCGGTTGTGCCCGCTCCGGACGATGCCGCCGAAGTTGTCGACCTCATGGACCCAAAGGACGTGCGCGTGGCTTGGCGCGGCGCCTGGAAGGGAGCGCCGGCTGAGGCGACCGCGGAGGCCGCTCCGCTGGCGGATGCGGAAGAGGCTGCGCGCGAGTGGGCGGCGGAGCCTCCGACCCGTACCGATGCCGCCGCCGTGTTGCCGATGGCGGCCATGGCAGAGACCGACCGCGCTGAGCGCGCCGCGCAGCCTGCTCCGGTCATCGTTCGGCCGTCGCCTCGCATCGCCAAGATGGCGCGCCAAGTTGACGCACCTGCGTTCCTGGCAGCCATGAACATGGAGGTGGTTACCGGCGTCGTGTCCGCGTTCCTGGCCATCCGCGAGGCCTATGCCGCTCGCGAGGCGAAGGAATGGGCCGCCGAGTTGTCGCGCGCGACACGCGCCGCCCAGGCCGCATCCGCTCCGGCGAAGCGGTCCGCGCTCAAATGCACCCGTTGCCGCAAGCCGACGGACAAGTGCTACGTGAACGGCGCCACGATCTGGTGCGTGAAGTGCCGCGCGGAAGTGAGCGGCATCACCAAGACGGCCGAATCGGGCAAGGCCTGGGCCGTCTGACCTGCACAGGCGGGCGCAGCTGGCGACGGCTGCGCCCGTCGATGGAGGCGATGACCATGCCGCATGCCACGTTGGAGGCGCACCCGAACGCGGTGCTTTGCGACTTCTGCGACGACGACGGACAGACGGATGTCCTGCCGCTGGTGACGTGCCGCGACTGCCGCGCGCCGCTTTGCGAGCACCTGGCGCACGACGGCCGCTGCCGCCACCGCGGCGGATGCATGCGGCGGAGCGACGGCGATGCGGTCAGCGCCTGGCAGGCGGCGCAAGAGGATTCGACGGCTGAGGAGGGATAGGGAGTAGGTCGCGCCGGACGGCGCTAGGCGAGAGACGGGCGCGCTCGAGCGGCGCGCCGCGGTGTCAGTGCAGCAAATCCCAGAGACGATTCCACTTGAACGCGTAGCCCGGGTCCCATCCGCCGGCGGCGGAGCATCTGCGCATCGGCGAGCAGTCCTGGTGCCCCAGCACGTGCTTCCGGTCGAGCTGGACTCCCAGCCGACCGTGCAGGTCCGCGGCGAGCTCCGCCGCCGCTTGGTACTGCTCCGGTGTAAAGATGTCGGGGCCCGGCTTCTCGGGCTGGCGCAACTCGATGCCGATGCTCGAGCTGTTGGGATGGGCGCCGGTGACGAGCTCGAGCGGGCTTTCCATCCCCGCGGCGCGCCACTCGTCGCGCCAGAAGCGGTAGCCCGAGAACTCGTCGCCGTTGTGCACGGGGCGCTCGTTGAGCCACTTCCAGCACGACCACTCGGCGTAACCGCGCTGGTAGAGCCGGGCCTCGGCGGGGTCGATCTTGCAGTGGTAGGCGACCTGGTGCTCCCAGACGATGCGGCGCACGGTCCCGTCGTAGTCGATCATGAAGTGCGGCTGGAGCCCGTCGGGCGCGTGGTAGAAGCTCATGATTCTGGCGAGGTCCGTGTCCCCGGTCGTGTGGAACAGCAGCGCGTCGATGCTGTGCTGGCGCTCGGGAAGCTCGCGCGTCGTGAGGGAGCCGACGATCTGCAGGCTCATGGCCGACCTCGCTTTCGGTCCTCGACCAGCCACACCAGGCAGACGCCGATGAGGCCGGCGGCGAACCAGAACAGGCCGAAGCCGAGCCAGAACAACAGCTCGCCGATGGCGCTCCTGATGTGGTGCATGGGCTACCTCGGGGGTGTTTCGTCAGAAGTCGGACAGGTCGACGGTCCGGCCCGCGAGCGCGTGCGTGCAGTCGCCGAGGAACTCGATTCGACCGTCACGCACGAACGAGTGGCAGACGCCAGGCTCTCCCCATGGCTTGCCGCCGACGCCTCCGCCGCGGACGAGGACCGACGGCGTCAGCGTCGGCTTATCGAAGTCCCCATTGAAGCCCCAGGCGTGAGGACCTTCGATCCTGACCGCGTGCGCAGAGTCGCAGCCGGGGCACATAAACGTCGCCAGCCCTTCCTCTGCTCGTCTGAGCCTCGCCATGGTCACACTCCTCTACGCGCTGCGCCGCCGGCGCGCCGTGCGCGAGCCGGGGTTGCTGGCCTTCATGTGCGCCCGCCAGGCGGCCATGGGGCTCGGGTGGTGAACGACCTGCAGCCGGCCGAAGACGTCGCCGTCGTTGCCCTCGCCATCTCCGACGATGACGTAGCCGCCGCTGGCGATGGAGAGCGGCGCCGTCAGCAGCCCGAGCGCATCGAAGCCGCTGGTGGCCTCGGGGCTGAACCAGTTGGGCTTGACCCAGTTGGAGAAGTCGACGACCTCGCCGCTGGCGATGCTGATGCCGAGGGCGCTCTCCTGCACGGGGTCGCACCACTCCTCCGCCACCCAGGGATAGGTCTTGCCGCTGACGAGGTCGCGGAAGTTGCGCCGCCGATACTGGTCGGCGAGCCGGTCGCCCACCATCTCCACCAGCTCGTGCGTCACCAGGCCGGCCAGGGACGCGCCACGGCCTCCAGGGTCGCGCAGGAGCTCGCCGCCGGGGACGAAGCCCTCGAAGGCATAGCCCACCGGCTGCCCGTCCGCCGTGCGGTCGTGGTAGCCCTCGACGCCCTCCTCTTCGGGCTTGGACGGACGGTCGCGCACGTAGAGGGCCGCCCAGCCTGCCGGCGGCCCCGACACGGCGGGGTCGAACGCCACGGCCGGGGGCGCCAGGTCCCAGTCGGCGGCGACGCGCGCCAGCCCCAGCCGCGCCGCCTCGGCGATCTTGGGCAGCGCCGCGGCGACGACCGGAAGCGCCGACTGGTTAACCAGCTGAAACTTCACGGGGCCTGCGGTGCCGCCAACGTGACGGCAGGCGTGGCGGTGCGCCAGAAGTCTTCCGACGGGACGCTGATGGTCATGGGCATGTCGTCGTTGAACACGACCGGCCGACAGGCATCCGCGCCACCCTCTGTGCCGGAGTCGCAGACCTGGATGTGCGTCGCCCCGTTGGGCGAGATTCGGATGCGCCCATTCGGACGGCTGACAGAATCGTAGGTGGTCGCGTACGCGCTCAGGCCGTGCCCGTTCGCGCCCGCCACGCATTCCAGCTCCGCCAGGTCGTCCCGCGGGATTCGGCGGCAGTCGAGCGGCGCGGCGCTGGTTCGAGGCGCCAGCATGATGTTCGCCACCGCCGGCGCCGGCCCGCACGCGGTCGCGGGGTGCTTGGCCAGGAACGCGTTGAACGCCTTGATGGCGGCGACGCGGTCCGGGGAAATCTGCCCCTTCTTGCCGGCCATCCAGGCGGCCACCGCCTGCACGACGCAGGAGAACTGCGGGGCCGCATTGGTCTCGGCGGCCTGGATGCCGGCCTGCTCGAGCTGCTGCTCATAGTTGCCGCCGGAGAGCGCGATGGACACGACCTCGGCGATGACCGACCCGGCGGCGGAAGGCAGCGTGCCCAGCTCGCACCGGCCCAGCACGGCGCAACCCCCGATGAGGAGCGCCGGGATTAGCAGGAGCGGAAGCACGGCGCGCAGGGTCGTCTCGTCGACCTTACCGGCCAGCGGGCGGACCGCCACGAAGCCGCAGAGGCCCAGGAAGGACGCGGCCAGGTCGAGACCCAGCTTCACCGCGGGAGAAGCGCCCAGCGTGGTCTGCGAGACGGCGGGGAGCACGATCATGGCCAGCATGCCCAGGGTGCCCAGCCACTTGTGCGTGCGCTGCCACTCGGCCGGGTCGCCCATGATGAGCGGCTTGGCGACGGTGAACCCGAAGACTCCGAGCGCCATCGTGATGAGGCTCAGGGCCATCTGCACGTGGGTGCCGGCGCCATAGACCGAGTGTGCGACGACGGGGATGGCGACGAGCGCGAGCGAGGCGAAGACCTTCGCCCACTTCTGCAGGGTCTGCATTTGGAACTCCTTCGATTTTTGGTGGGGCTACTTCGAGGCGAGCTTCTGTTCGAGCGACTTCACGCGCGCCGCGAGCGCGCGGCGGTCTTCGCGTAGCTGCTTGATGAGGGCGTCCTTCTCGTCGTTCTTCGCCTGCAGCGAGGCGAGCACCAGGCGCTGCTGCTCGCAGGTCGCTCGGGCCACGGCCAGCTCTGCCTCGAGCGGCGACGGCGTGGGGCCGAGAACGGGGAGTGGCGTCAGCTCTTCGACGAACCGCGCATCGGGAGCGCGCTCATCGCTGGCCATGGTCCTGCGGCGCCGGCGATGGACCCGTCGGCGGAGGGGACGGCGTTGGAGCCGTCGGAAGGTGGTTGATGAGCGCCCACTGATTCAGCTGCTCGGCCACGCCGTCGATTCGCTGAAGCATGTAGTCGTCCCGCTTTTCCTTGTACTTCTTCCACTCCTCGATCTTCGTGAGGCGTTGCCCGTGGTCTTCGACGGTGGCGGCGCTCGCCTTCTTTCCGAAGTAGCTGGCCACGCCCATGCCCATCAGCAGCAGCGCCACCGACCCCGCAATGAGCAGCGCGAACCAAAAGTGCCCCGTCTTCGCCGCCTCGGTAATGAGGTCCTTGGCGTTCCGCTGTCCAGCGGCGCTCTCGTCGTCTCGGCTCATGGCCCCTCCGTGTTGGTGGTCAGGTCGAGAACTGGCTTCAGAGATTGAGCTTCCCGCCCGCTGCGGCGGAGGCGATGGTGCTGTCGAGCTGGCTCGCGTAGGTCGACGCGGCGCTGCATTCAGTCGTCGGACCGGTCGACGAGACGACATTCCCGAGGTTGTCGGTGACCTTGGTGCACGCCGCGTCCACGAACAGCGTCCGCTGCGAAACAGATTGGCTCGTGGCGTTGGCGTAGAGGAGCCCCACTGTGCGGCTGCCGTCGGCCTGGAAGCAGACGACGGTGCGGTTGACGGTGAGCGTGCCGCCGGGCGCAGTCGTACCGCGCAGGATCGGCGCGCCTGCCGCGCGCGGCGCGCCGACCCCGACCGCGAACTTTTTCGGCGCGATGAGGCTGGGCGCGCCGCCCGAATGCGCAACTCCGACACCGACGACGAGGCCGAGGACGAACAGAAAGGCGGGAAGAACGCGACGAATCATGGCTCGTCTCCTCACTGGTAGCAGTCGTAGTTGTAGATGTACGTCCCGGCGACGAGCGCCGTGTTGCTCTTGATCAGGAAGACCGACGTCGTGGTGCTGGCGGAGTCGATCCAGAGTTGCGCCGCTCCGCTCAACGCGGATGCAGCCAGGTTCGCCGGCGCGAGCTGACAATGGGGCGCCGTCGCCCAGGTGGCGTTGAAAGTCACGGTCGCACACGTGCTGGTCGCGGTCCCCGTGGCCGTTCCGGTCAGCGTGATGGCGCCGGCGGCGTCGGTCGCGTTCGCGTCGAGCGTGACCGTCTGGGTGCCGCCGATGCAGGCGCCAGCCGCCTTCGTGGGCGCGGTGCCGTTTCCTGCGGGGTGCTGCGCGGAGACGACCTTGCCAGCCACCGTGCGCCAGCGCGTCCCTGTCAGCCCCCAGTCGCGCGTTCCGTCGGCATCGGGCACGCCCTGGATGATGGTCAGCGTCAGGTTGCCGGCCGACATACCGAGAGAGCCGGTGCCGTCGCCCATGGTGACGGAGCCAGAGCCGGCGCTGAACGTCGCCCCGCCGTAGCCGAACACCGCGCCCGCGTTCGTCGAGAGCGCGAGCTTGGCCGAGCCGCCGCCGTCAGTGAGGATGAAGCCGTCGGTGGAATTGAGCAAAGTCTTGAACCGCGTGGTGCCGTTGTTCTGAATCTGAAGCAGGACCGCGCTTGCGTTCGAAAGCGTCGTGAGGTTGTTGATATTCAGCGCCACCGATGAGGCACCGTCGGCGACGTTGGGGTTGATACTGAACGCGGTGGTATTGGTCGCGGCCTGCGAGCTCAACCCGATCGCCGCGTTCGGACCAAAGCCGAGGTTGCCCGTCTGCAGCCACAGCGCCCACGCGCTCGTGAATGCCGCGTTGGTCCCCGCCGTCGGCGGCGCGTCGATCGCCAGCGTGGCGATGTTGGTGAAGTTTGCGGTGGCGCTCACGCCGGTGATGGTCGGCGCCTGGATCAGATTGAACCGCTCAGTCGCGACGGTGCCGGCTGCAAACTGGTATGTCTGGTTGCCCTGCAGGTTGACGTTGACGTACTCGGTGGCCGCCGTCAGGCTGGTGGCGCCGCCGCCGATGACCGATAACGCTTGCAGGCCCGCGCCGGACTGCGCGCGCTGTTGCATACGGAGGCGCCCGCCGTTGAACAGCACCGGCCCCATCGCGCTGGCGCTGCCGACCGTGAGCGACGTCGCGTTGGTGTTGCCGTTGTAAATCGCCGCCGCGCCCGAGACGCTGACGTCGAGATTGTTGCCGGTCGCGGTATAGTTGCCCAGGGAGCCGCCGCCGGCTCCGAGGGCCGTGTCGCTCCCCGTCGTGTCGACGAAGTGCAGCGTGTTGACGTTGCGATAGACGCAGGCGACGCCGGCCGCGCACGGATTCGAGCCGAACGACGTATTGAGCTGGAACCAGCGGCCCGGGACCGGCTGGTCGGCGCGGGCGGGCGCGCCGACGGCGGCCATCGCCATCGCGATGGCGAATGCCAACAGTTTATGCATGCTTGCTCCTGCGAGTTGAAGGCGACGCGATTCCCGATGAGGATCGGGAAGCAGTGACGCGTGGCGCGGGCGCTACCTGGGAGGGGGCGGCCTTAGAAGGTCGTCACGATCTTGTCGCTGGCATGGATCGACAACACCAGCGCATCGCCGTTCGCGGCATCGATCGGTCCGCTCGAGCCTCGGCAGTACTGCAGATTCCCCGATGTATCGACGCCGAGAAGTAGGTTCGCGGCGCCCGAGTAGATCTTGCTCGTGTTCGCGCCACCACCGCCCGTAATCGAAGACCACGAGACGGAGTTCTGCGAGAACTGCCCTGTCGAACCAGAAAGGGGGAAGACGTTGCCGCCAGCCCCGGCGGAACCCATGTAGTAGAGGACGATGTCGAGCCAGCGATTGCGCCAGTCGATGGTGCTATCGAGGATGACGCCCGGTGACATGTTGTTGGTCGTCGCCGCCAGCATCTTGAAGGGAATCAGGAATCGACGGCTCGCGCCCCACCGCGACGAGAACGAATCACCGGAGCGCTCTCCGGCGGCGCCAGCGGAGATGCTGCCGGGGAACTGGCCTTGCACGCGCTGCTGCTGGAGCCAGCCGCCCGTCCAGAGCTGGGTGATGCTCGACTGGTTGATGGCGCCGCCGGCGTAGCCGTTGGCGATGGAGAGCGCCGCCAGGCCGAAGTAGTAGACGCCGTTGACGGTGTCGTCGGCGGGGAGCGACGCCAGCGGGTTGCCGGCTGCGACACCCGCGACCACGCCGATGGTGACCGCCATGTCGACCTGGGTGACGAGGAGACTCGAGACGGGGTCACCACCGGAGAGCTGCTTCTGGCGCACGGTCTCGGATAGGCTCGTGGCGTAGTTGATCTGCGCGTAGACCAGGTCGGTGCGCGTGGACCCCGACGAGTTGTTGCCGATGGTCGGAGAGTCGGCATTCGCCTTGAGACGCGCGGAGAGCGCGATGGTGAACGCGTCCGAGCCAGCCTTGAACCAGGCCGGCCGGACGCGCACCTTGGCGTTGGCCAGCGTGCCGTCGGTGTCCTTGCCGGCGATGAGCAGCCGAGGGTTCAGCGAGAGGGTCTCTTCGGACAACGGATGCACGGCCTTCAGGGCCGCGCCCGGCGAGAACACGACCTCGAGCCCCCGGTCGTCGGCGGTCGCAGCCCCAACGGACATGCGGTCCAGGGACGACTTTCGAACGGCCTCGCCGACGGACCAAACTTCCTTTTTCGCGCTCATGCTCAGAGTGCTCCGTTCAAGTAGGGGGATTCGATGAGCGCCCAGGCCACGCCAAAGGCCTTGCGAGCGTTGACCTCGGCCACAAGCCGCGACTCGAAGGGGTCGCCGTCGAACCCGGCGAAGCCCCAATCGACGGTGCCATCCGACAGGAAGCAGTTTGCGTCGGTCGTCGTCACGTCGTTGTCGTCCAGGGCGAACGGCGTCACGCCGTCGCCGCCGGCCCCGAGCTGGATGATGATGTAGAAGGCGGCGACGGTTTCCGGTGCTGCGAAGACGCCCGGCGTGCCGTTGCGGTTGCCAGGGTCGGAGCTCCAGAGCAGCTGGTTGTCCGGCTGGGCGTAGCCCCACCAGGCTTGGGCGTTCGGGTCGTCGCCGGCGGCGAAGATGCAGTCGTTGGCCGGCTCCTGGAAGGCGACCTTCGTGTTGTTGAAGTCGGCGGCGATTCCGAGGACCACCGACTTGATGGCGTTCGGGGTGATGCCGACGAAGGCCGTCAGCAGCCGGGTCCGATAGGAGCCGTCCCGCTCGTTGAGGAGGCGCGGCACCTGGAGGGCGATGCCCCAGACGTCGAGGAGCCCGCCCGACGCGTAGCGCGGCGAGACGAAGGCATTTTGCTCGGAGCCGGTGTCCGCCCAGACCTTGTTGGCGAGGCGCCGCAGCACCCGCAGGACGATGTCGCGATAGGCGCCGGCGTCCTCTCCCTGCGCGTATCCCGGCAGGAGCGCCAACATTGAGTCGAGGTCGGGGAACGGAATCTCGCTGCCGTCGAGGCAGTACCGCTGCCCGTCGGACAGGTCCAGCGCTCCCAGGGACAGGCGCATGGCCTACACCGACACGCGGCCGATGAACTCGAGGAGCACGCTCCCCTGCGGGCTCGAGTAGCCCATGGTGTCGTCGCTGTTCGTCGCGAGGCGCAGCCTGCTCGTGGTGGCGTCAGCAGCCACCAGTGAAGCCGCGCCGATCGAGGTGATGCCGGAGATCGACTGCGGAAGTAGACCGCCGGTCGCCACCGCCGTGCGCCCAAGGGCGCTGGCCGCGGCTACGCAGACCCCGATGATCTTCGGCGTCCCGCCCGCCCCCACGATGGTCGAGTATTTCTTGACGTAGTGGAGGACCGCCTGCGTTGTGGGGTCGAGCGCGTCCTGCGAGAGGTCCACCGCGAGCACGTCGCCGATGGCGACGCCCTCCTGCACGGTGACGACGATCTGGTCCCACGACACGCGGACGTGGCTGAGGAACCGCTTCGAGACCGAGCGGATGAGGCCCGTAATCCACGTCCACGCCTGGTTGTCGAAGATGTCGGGGTCAGCCCCGCCGTACTGGTCCTCTTCGAGCTGATCGCTTTCGAAGACGTTGTCAGGGTAGGCCATCGTCCCCTCAGCTCGTTAGTGGGTCGAAGAACTGGATGGAAATGCTGGTGTCGTCGACGTAGTAGCGAGTCATCTGCGTCGCCGCGCCGTAGGCCGCGTCGGTCGAGCGGCGCACGTCCTGCATTGGGGAGTCGGCAATCACCGACTGCGTCTGCGCGTTCGACTTGGCCGCCGAGGTCTTGATGGCGTCGACGAAGTACTCGTCGAGGTGCAGTCTCTCGACGAGGAAGTACCGCTTCACCGCCGCCACGGCGTTCGCCAGCAGTGTGTTTTTGTTGAAGTCTTTAAGAGGCTTCTGCATGAAGATGCGCAGCGCCACCGACACCCGAACGCGGCTGTAGCCCCGCACGTTGACGGGCACGCCGAACGGCCGCCAGTCGTCGAGGTTGACGCTGACCTGCGACTGGATCGCGCTCGGCAGCTGGTCGTTGATGTCGCCACAGAACACGACCCCGGTGCCGTCGCCCACTTCCACCGGGACGGCCGAGGCTATGCCACCCACGTCCGTCGCGCCCTTGTAGACTCCGGCTGCGGTGCCGGGACTCACCCTCGCAGGACGACGGAGGACGCGCGTCTTGACCTCGTCGTCCGTTTCCTGCTCCGCGCCGCCGCCAATCGAATCCGGCGCGGGAGCGCCGCCGAGAACCGGGTCCCCGGCGATGGGCACGTAGAGCGTCCAGGCAGGGTCGTCCAGCGGGTCCATCTTCTCCGTGATGGCGTCCAGGTCGACGTTGCCCACGACGCCGTCGACTTGGCACTTCACCGGCACCGCCACCTTGGAGACGCCGGAGCCGGCGGGGATGGTGGCCGTCGCCTCGAATGGGACCGCGTTCTGCGAGTCGGTCTTCTTGGTGCCGAAGCGCGAGCCGACCTGGATGGAGGTAGCCGGCATGGCCCCCGAGCGCTGCAGGTAGACCGTGCCCACGGCCTCGTTTTCTTCCTTCTTCTGGTCGAAGTAGACGTCGCGGATGTGGTCTTCGAGGTCCACGCCCTCGGCAGACGCGGTAATCGATGCCTTCTTCCGGTCGGCCGAATACGCGTACTGCTTCGTCGAGACCTTCGTCAGGACCGAAATCAGCTTCGCATTGTCCGACCCCGCCTGGTTGTTGTAGGCGCCGGTTCCGGTCGGGTCGATCTCATTGCGCAGCAGACCATCGACGAACTGGGCGGTCTCCTGGGGCGTCGGGAAGTCAGCCATGCTAGGTGCTCCTCACCGGTGCGCTCTGCCCTGCCCTCGTCCGCACCTGGCCGACGAAGGTCCCGCTGTTCGAGGTCGTCGTCACGTCGACTTCGGAGTCCTCGACGCGATCGTCGCGGCGGAATTCGGCCTCAAGGAGGGCACCTGCCCGCCGGATGTCGGCATCGCTCGAGGAGCTGTTGACGAGGGCATTGAAGTTGCCGCCCCTGGCCGGCGCCTGCACGAGTTCCCCCGGGACGAGAACGGCTACGTTTGGCAGGTCGTGCTCGACGCAGGCCAGCCCGCTCCGCCGCGGAAGGTCCCCGTCAGGGGTCGGGTCTCCCGAGACCCAGGCCAGGTCCACGCCGTTCGCCTCGGCGTCGGGGTCGTCGCCCAGAGGCTTGATGTCCCGGTCGAGGTCGATCGGTCTGATGAAGCTGAACGGGAACGAGGTGGCGCTCCAGGTCAGCAGGTACACGATCTTGGCGAGCAGCTGCTCCGAGAGCCGAAGCTCGAGCGCAGTGCCGTCGATGACCATCACCGATGCCACCGCGGCGGTCGTGGGCCCCCCGTCCTGCCGCGTGATGGTGAAATCGCCGGGGAGCACGCCCGATGGGCTGCCTCCGCTGAATACCGCGCGGGCACGCCACGCGGAGCGCGCGTAGACCTGCACAACCGAGAGCGGCATGGGTGACCTCGACTAGGCGGGGATGCGAATCGTCTTGCCAGCCTTCAGGTCCTGCGGGCGCAGACCCAGATCTCCGACGCGCGCGGCCGTGCCCAGCTGGCGCTCGGCGATCGACTCCAGTGTGTCCCCGGCGACGACCACATAGAGCCGCGTGGTCTGCCTGATGCGCTGGTTGGCCGTGTAGCTGACCGAGCGCATGCGCGTCCGGCATTCCTCGAGCGACAAGAGGAGATTGAACTGCGCCAGCTGGAACGAAACGATGGCATCTTCGCTGGTGTCCGTCATCGACGAAGCGGGGTCGGCGGCGGCGAGATCATCGGCGAAGTCGGAGCACAGCTGCTGCGTCTGCAGCGCCTTGGTCTGCATCGAACGCGCTTCCGCGTCGGCCTTGGCCGGGGCTGCCTCGAAGGCCTGCGCCGCCTGGAGCGTATCGTCGAGCGCCTGATCAATGGCGTCTAGGCTCTGCGACCAGGCGAGAAAGACCGCGAACTGAATCTCCTGCGCGAGCAGGTTGGCGCGGTCCTCCGCCAAGATCTCGCGGACCTCGGCGGTCGTGTCGAAGGGAAACGGCAGGACGCCGTCGTCGTCCTTCGGCGGCGGCGTGTAGCCGGGCCGCGAAAGGATGTCGAACTTCAGCTCGTACCGGAAGTCGCGCAAGCCCTCGACGGGGATGTCGAAATCCTCGGGGAAGGCCGTCCAGGTGTACGGGCCGCAGGTCAGCGTCACCATGCGCTGGTTGTCGAGCACCGCCTGCAGGCTATCGACGATGCGCTGCGCGCGGCCATCCTCGCCATAGAAGGCGTCCCGGATGTGTCCCTTGATGACGTTGGGTTTCCACGCGGTGAAGCGCGTGTGCACGATCGGCGTCTGCCGACCATCGAGCCGAATCAGATGGCGCTCGTTCTTGCCGCCGAGCCTGAAGGCTTCCATCTTCCGCGCCGCGCCGAACGGGGTCTCATGCTGGTCGAGCACGACCTTGATGCGATTCTGGCCAGTCGCCTCTTCGATGACGAACGGCAGGTACGTGTCGTCAGCCATGATCATCCCCTGACGCTGTAGACGCGGAGCGCGGCGGCGTCGACATTGACCGTCGAGCCGGGATTGCCAACGCGCCACTGCAGCTTCAGCACATTGTTCCCAGCCTGCATGGCCATCGGGTAGACGCGGTTGAACACGTATCGCTGGTTTGCGGCGCTGGGCCAGTAGAACGACGTGGCATTGGGGGCGGTAACACCCGTCGTGGTGTTGACCAGCTGGATGCCGACACCGTCGGTCGCGACGAGAACGCTATTGAAGAGCCCGACGTCGACGCGAACCTCGTACGTCTTCGCGAGCGGGGCGTTGAAGGTGAACGTCGAAAACCCGGTCGAGGTGCCGTTGCCGATGTCGACGAACGTTGTCGAACTGGTCGATGTCGCGCCGAGCGCCTGGGCCTCGTTGAACGCCTGGAAGGCAAGCGCGCACAAAATGGCGTCAGCAATCCCCTGCATATAGGCCAGCTTCAGCGTGAGCGGGTCGTCCGAGGGCGTCGCATTCGGGGCCACGGTCGGGTTACCGTTGGCGACGATTCCGCCTGCGGCGCCGAAGACGGTCAGGCCGGAGTCGTTCTGCCGCTGCGCCAGCAGCTGCGCGAGCGCGAGCACGTCGGCGGCCGTCGGGTACTTCGCGTTGTACCCGTAGCTCGCCATTGCCTATGCCAGCACGTTGGGGTTGCCGTCCTGCATCTTGTCCTGGGCGCTGATGATGGCTCCCGAGACTCCGTAGGGCCCCGCAACGAGGGAAAAGCTGTGCATGTGACCCTGGGTCTGGTCATTCACGCGCGACACCGGCTGCGTGCCGTTGTCGAGGATGACCGCGCCGCCAGCACCGGGCGTGACATTGACCGCCTTCCCCGGTGCCGATGTCACAGAGACCGCTCCGTCGGACCCAATCGCAATCGTCGCCCCGCTCGCCTGCATCGTGGCCGACCCATCCTGCGCCATCTCGAACACCGACTTCGAGCCACCGTTCGCTCCTGACGAATTGGCGACGATGCGCACCCGATCATTCTGGGACTCGACGTGGAATCCCTCGGGCAGCAGGATGCCAGTGTTGTTCTCGTCGAGGTCGGAGTCGTCGAAGCCCGGAACCACCGCCGCGTCGCCGTCGCCGCCATCGGGGATGACGAGCGAAGCGCCCGGACCGCGCATCTTGCGGCCGCGGATGACATGTGCGCCCATGCCCTTGGGCGTGAGCCGGAAGAGAATGCCGGCGGGGATGTACAGGCGACCAAAGTCGCTGAGGCCGGTGAGCACGTCGGTGAACCGCGTCCAGATGTCGTGCTTCTGGTCGTGGACGGCGTGCGTGTCGCTGGTGTCATCGCCGACGGTGGCGACCAGGACTTCGCCCAGGTCCCTGATGCCGGCGACGGCGCGCGAGGTAGCCCCCGAGAACATTTCCTTGAGCTGCTGGAAGGCGGCTTCGAGGGATTCGTTGACGCGCATTAGATCTCCACCAGGTTGATGAACCGCACCGTGGCCAACGATTCCGAGGGATGATCGAACGTGATTTCTTTCGCGTACCAGTCGTCGCGCGAGGGCTTGCGCGACGCGCGAACCAAGGCGTCGGCCGCGGCCTGCGAGTAGCCCATCCGTTCGCGCAGAAACTGCGCCGCGGCGCCATCGTCTCCGATGAGCGCCAGCTGCTGCTGGATGTCGCGGTTGACCTTCACCGTGATGAGGTCCCCGTTCATCAGGTTGCAGATTTCCTCAGTCCAGATGGGCGTCGAAACCGACCCATCGGCCTCCTGGCGCGACCGCTCGAGGTAGATGGCCTTCGCCTTGGCATCGAGCGCCGCCTGGGTGTAGTGGCCGGGGTCGAGCTCGTAGACGTCGCGCGGCGGCGGCGGCGGAGAGGCCTTCGGCTTGCTGTGCTGCTGGCGCGTCGGCTTCGCCCGCTGGTGCCGCGGCTGCTTCCTGGAGATGGCCGCCTGCGTCGCCTCATCGGGGTAGATGGCGGTCAGCGTCTTGCGCTGTTCCGGGTCGTGCACGATGACGCGCACGCCGTTCCGGTTGGCCTGGGGCTTCTTGTTGAATTTCGGTCCGTTGGCGTTCGCGTTCGGGCCGCCGAAGATAAAGGTGCAGCGCGAGGTGCGGCCGGCGAAGACCTCCTCGGCGGTGCGGACGACAATCTCGCGCAGGTCCACCTTGACGTGGTGGCCGAAGAGGCCGCAGAGGTGCTCAATCCCCTCCCAGACCGTGCTGTCAGGCTTCAGCGGAACCGTCCCGGATTTGGCTCGGCCGCTGACCACGCTGCCGAGCACGGCGCCCTGGAGCGCGTCCGTCTTGCGCAGCGTGAGCGGCGGCGGCAGCGTCGGGTCAGCGAACTCAGGGATGATGGAGAGCAGCCGCAGGATGGCCTGCTCGAGCGTATCCGAGTAGCGCGGTGTCGGGTCGATGGTGGAGGACCGGCCGTTGCCGTCCGTGACGATGGTTTTGCGGATGGGGTAGGTCTTCTTCCGCAGAAGATACGAAAGGTCCTGCGCCTCGAGCGAAGAAATGCGCCCCTGGGTGTCGAGGCCGTAGTCGACAACGGCTCCGAAGAAGCGCTCGTACTCACGCTTCTTGGCCAGGTCGTGCGCCTCCTCGACCAGGCCAAAGTACAGCGACACGACGGCTCCGCCGATGAGCCGCACCGGGAAGTCGAACGCCGTGGAATCGACCGTGATTTTGGCCTCGTCGGCCTTGTTGTGCGAGCCGCGGTGCAGGCTCATCTTCGACGGCTGGATGCCGGTAGAAACGTCGTCCCCGTCAACGCTGGTCAGAATCTCGACCCACGACCGCGGATTCAGCACATGCCCGACCGGCTCCAGGCCGCTCGCGGTGAAGGCGGAGGTCAGCATCGGGCTACTCGAAGACGCCCGCCGACGGGCTCTGGTTGGGGTGCGAGATCTGGTCGCGCACCGCCTTCGCGGCCAGGCGCGTGATGACGCGCGCAGGGTCCTCGGCGTCGTAGATGTTGTTGTACATGTTGATGGCGCCGATGTTGGTCACGTGCTGGGTGACCGGCTTCCCGGCCTTGTCGAGCAGGCTCTTGGCGTCCTGCTGCGCCTTCTGGTCGGGCGTCAGGAACCCCTGCGCTCCCGGCATGAACTCGTGCGCGCCCGACACCGCCGGCGTCCCAGCGTAGAGGCCGTGCTGCTCCAGCATCCCCTTGATGTGCGCCATCACGCCGTCGTCGCCGAACTCCTTTTTGAGCTCCGCCTGGCGCCGCTCCTTGTCGCGCCGCGCGCCGCCCATCGCATCGTTGATGTCCTCGTCGGTGGCGCCCTCGGGGATGAATCCCGCCTTGCGCATCAGGCTGCGCATAATCGGCGAGTCGATCGCCTGCGTCATCGAGTCCATCAGGTCGTCCCAGTACGAAATGAGCATCAGCACGCCGGCGGCGAGCGCCGTCACCGCGACCACCACCAGGCCGATGGGGTTCGCGAGGAACGCGAAGTTCAGCGCCATCTGCGCGGTCCGCCACGCGACGGTCAGGCCGATGATGACCCCCATGACCGTGCCGGCGACCTCCATCGCTCGCACCAGCGTCTGGACCGCGTCGGCGTCGTCGTTGGCGAGACCGAAGGCCTTCATCCAGTCGAGCACCGTCTCGACGCTGCCCTGGACCATCTCGACGACGAACTTGATGGCCCCGCCCAGGTCGTCGAAGAGCCGGCGCGACACTGCCAAGATCGTCTCCTCGTTGCGCTCGTACCAGGCGTTGACGGCCGCCAAGTCGTCCTTGAGCGTGCCGAAGAGGCTCGAGGACCCCACGCGGATGATGTTGGTGAGATAGCTCTCCGCCGTCGATTCGATCGCGTCCCACGTCGACGCGTACTCCTGAATCATCGGGTTGAACTTCTCGAGCGCGGCCGAAATCTTCTCCCACTTCTCGGGCGCCCCCAGGGCGTTGAACTTCGAAGCGTCCATGTCGGGGCCCATGAACTGCCGCAGCTTCGAGAAGAGCGCCACGCGCGAGCTGGCGCGCCCCTCCATCATCTCGGCCATCTCGCGGCCGATGAAGTCCGCCGGCATGCCGAAGGAGATACCGACGGCCATCATCTTCGACGCCATCGCTTCGATCTGGTTCGCCGACTTGCCGGCCTGGGCGCCGCCGGGGATGGCGCGCTGGAAGATCGCCGTCAGGTCCTCGAACGTGCCGGGGAGCGCCGCGGCGTCCTTCCGCATCTGCGCCAGCATCTCCGACGACATGGCCAGCGCCGTGTTGAAGTTGCCGGTGTTCATCCCGGTGGCCTGGAACAGGCCCGCGATGCTGATGCGCGACTTCTCGGCCTCCGACCCCACGTGGATGATGGTCTCCATCACGCCCGACAGGGAGTCGATGGCCATCTCCGCCAGGTGCACGACGTGATCGAGCACCGACGCGAAGTTGCTGGTCTCCGACGTGGCTTTGCTGGCGTCCGCGTCGTAGACGGTGAGGACGCGGTAGACCGTATCGGCGCCGCCAGCTTCCATCGATCACCCCTGCGTGACGCCGCTGCGGCCGTCGCCTTCGGCTCTCGCGCGAGCCTCTTCGGCGGCCTCGTTTTCGCGGCGCTTCACCAGCGCCACCGAGTGGTACAGGAACGAGAGCTCGCCCCAGTCACAGCGGCGCAGGTCGGCCCACTGCTGGTTGCCGTAGACCATCAGGCAGCCGATTACCCAGCAGAAGTCTTCAGCATCTTTCCCGCGAAAGGGTCGAGCCCGCGGCCGCCTCCCCCCGCCGCCGCGATGCGATTGAGAACGGCCTTCCAGGCGACGGGGTCCTCGAAGAGGTTCCACATCGACAGGTCGTTGTTCTCGTCGTCCGACTCGAGCTGCAGCTCCCCGAGCGGGATCCAGCGCTTGAACTCCTCGGATTCCCGGTCGCCGTACGGAGCCAGCGTCGCCTCGACGTCGACTCCGTCGGTCACCTCGGTGGGCATAGGCTGACCCGCCTTCGTCGCGGCTGCGGCCTCTTCAGCGGTCAGGGCGCGCTTCTTCATGACCAGCGCGACCGGGCCCGGGGTGATGCCCTTGACGCACATCGCGATGGTCTTCTCTTGCTGCGCCACCATCGACTTTCCGGTGATGGAGACCTCCGGCAGCTCCCCCGCCTTCACCGCCGGCAACATGTCCGCCACCATCGCGGTTAGCTGAAGCATCTTGCGCGCGTCGAGCTTTTGGACGCGCACGGCGCGGTTGTCGGGGAGGAGCGCCAGGCCATAGATCGTCTTCTTCGCCATCGGCTTACGTGCTCACCTGGGTGGGCTTCCACCGCTCGGCCTTGGCATCGAGCCCCTGCATCAGGCGCTCCTTCATGCCAGGCAGCTCGAGGTTGTAGTCGGCGATGCATGGCGCGAAAAGGTAGCCGGGCCGCTTCGCCGACGAGTCCATCTCCTGGATGGCCAGCAAGATCGACATTGGGAGGATCTTCGCGCCCGGCAGCGCCTTCGAGGCGTAGAAGGCGAGCAGCGCGCGAATCATACGGTCGGTCTTGTACTTGAACTTCAGCGACAGGTCCCAGCCCCAGATGCGCATGTCGAGCTTCGACACGTCGTTGCCCATGTGGTCATCTTGGTACTGGGTCGTGCGCGGCTTGATGCTGCCGGACACCATCAGGTCCTGTCCGAAGCGGTCGTTTCCGACGAAGATGCGGCACATCACACCGTCGCCGGAAACGAGCGCGTTGGCGATATCGGGCTCGGCCATGTTCGACCTCTACGTGGAGTTGGTGGGGGAAGACGAAATCAGGCCGCGGCGGCGCGAACCGAGACGGTCTCGCCGACGTTGAGCAGGAGGAAGATCTTCTCGCGCACGCCGGGGTGGTGGCCGTCGATCTGGATGTAGAACTCGCCGTTGGCCAGCGTGGCGGCGCTGTTGACGCCGAGGATGTCCGTCGAGAACGCCGGCAGCAGCGTGATTCCATCAATATCATAAA